AGGTATATTAAGTAACGTATCCCGTATATAAAACATAAAACATAAAGGCCATAAGATATTCTTTAGAATATCTTATGGCCGTACCTAGGATATAAGATACTCTTTAATAGAGTATCTTATATCCGTAAAACATAAAAAACATAGTAATAGAAAGTCGTCTTAAAAAGACGACGATAAAAAGAGAAAAAAATAAGGCCCCCTGCCGGGGGCCATGTAATTTTTCGTGGTAAACGGTAATATAAAGAACTTTAGTTCTTAACGGGCTTTTCATCGTCCCGCGCCGCGCTTTCTGATTTTACCTTCTCTACCATCTTGTCGATGACTTCTCTGATCTCACCTTCATTAACGATTCCCTTGTTAACCAGTAACTGGGCTAAACCCTCGATCATAATGGCACAAGAGAGGAAGGTATGATTGTTTGTTTCTAGAATTGCTTTGTGTAGATCCTTGCCAAAGTCAGAGAGAATTGAATAGATCTCTCTTGTGATTCTTTGTAGGTCTTCTTGAGTGGGTGCTGTGTGAGAATTATTATCTTTTACTTGTTCCGCCATTTGATCCTCCTGCTTGACTTGAAGCTTTTAATGCCTTCTTTGATGTGAGCTACTTTTATGAGCCCCATAAACGATTTGTCATCACACGTCTTTTCTAGCTGAGCTAGAAAGTTTTCATATTCCATCAAAAGATTTTTAAGTTTACTGTATGAGTTAGCCATAAGTACCTCCTTGAATGTATTTGGTCTAGCAATATAGTATAGCCATTGATTTTCTTGGATTTTAACGTTGTGGTATGGTATAATACAAGTAGGAAGTAATATTTTTGCCATGCGGAGGTAGGCATATGAAAGACATCGATGCATATTATGACGATATGATCGAAGACGACTCTGTCGACTACAGAGTCGAGCTCAGAAAAGACAAGAACATAAGCGTTAAAACAATCACCGGAACAACATTCAATAACTCATGTAAACGCCAAATCGACGGAGTGTGTAAGAATCATAAGCAAATTCCAATGCGCATAAACGATAAAATCGTGCATATAGACCAAGGAATAGCCAATATCGTATACGCCATGAATAACATCGACGGCATTACTACCAAGTATAGTTGCGAAGGAGATGATGCAGCTGGACAAAAGCCCTACATTCTGTTTTCTGCGAAGTCTATAAACGCCATCAAAACCGTATGTAATCTATTTCGAGACAATGCACAAGAGGTAGATATAGTTTTAGAATGCCTTAGAGCCTCACAGAGCAGTTTTTCTAAAGAACTTGACCTAGCGGTCATATTTCATAAGAAATCGTCTCTACGGGGCTCTAAGATGCCTTAGAATCGAAAATGGAGGTACATGGACATGGTAAATTCTTATAGCTGCCCTAAATGTGGAAAAGAAGACATTGTACATCTATGGTTTCTGGACCAACAAGGAGAAGTTTGGCTACAATGTTCTGTCTGCGAGCACGTGTGGTATCTTATTCAGAAAAATTGTTGATATAATATAAAGCATGAGCAACGAAAAACCAAACAAGAAACAAATCGAAGATTTGTTGGGCGAAGACATGAAAGATGTAAAGTTTTATAGTCCTGAAGGTTATGGCAGAGCAAAGAAGGCGCTTGTAACGCTTAGTGGGCTAGCTTTGACTCAAGATGGAAAGCTAACAAAGCACGATTGGTTTGACTTTCTTGATGTTAAGCTAGACAATTATGACGATATCATTTTGTCAGCTGATGATGCTAGACGATTACAACATTATTTCAAGAAGTTGTCTACCGGCACTGTTTCTACGATACCCATGTATTGCGGAGGAGAAAAACATTGCCCACAAGCTGACTTTTGTGAGTTTGTAAAGTTAGGTAAAATACCTTTGGGTAGAAGATGTTTAGTGGAAGTTGAGTTAGTTGATTTTTGGACCAAACGGTATCTTGAAGAATATGATGTCGATGTAAATGACCAGACGGATGTTTATATGATTGGTGAGCTAGCTGAGCTTAATGTCTTAGAAATGCGGATTAATAACATTTTAGCCAAATTTGAAAACTCAGAATTATCTGAAGTTACAATAGCTGGTCAGGACCAAGATGGCAGACCGATAGAAACGGTAAAAATTAGCCGTTTTTGGGAAATTAAAGAGTCGATTAAAAACCGCAGACTTAAAATACTTGAGGCATTAGTAGGAACAAGAAAAGATAAGTATAAGAGGGATGCTGCACTAAAGCGGATGGACAGTAGTGATGGAAAGACTTCGCTTGCAGAATTAAAACGTACTATCGATGAATATTTAAAGCAGCAAGAAATTGTAATAGACCAAGCAGAAGATATTACAAGGAAGTAAAATGTTACATAGTAATAATTTTTTTAGGAATGCTTGGTTTCTTGATTTTGAGACGACTGGTCTTAACCCATCCCAGCATTATATCTGGGAAGTTGGTTATGCCAGATTCAGTGATTTAGTTTCTCCTAAAGGTAAATATAGACATTTCTTCATTAAGCCCCCGGGTGAATACAACACGGGGGCTCAAGAATTTTTAGCACATTATCGATCTATCACTTCCCCAAAAGTTCTTGATCTTTTTGGCGTCAGAGGCTCTGAGAAGCCGTTTGTCGAGCATACACGACATCTCTTATCGAAACTATCTCAAGACGAAAGAGAACGCCTTGGATTGCATGAGAGACGTCCGTGGCAGGAAGAAATTTCATTTATTAAAGAAAGACAGAAAGGCCGCGTTACTGGGTTTGCTGCTTTAGAGCATGCTTTAAGAGGACAGAAAGGTGCTAGTCATGTTAGGTCGTTAGAAGAGTTTTGGAATAGATTTTTTATAGAAGTCCCAATGAGAGGGTCAGATGTCTGGGTTCAAAACTTATACTTTGAATCTAGCTTTGCTGCACAACATATCCCGAATAATTTATGGACTCAACATAAGCGTTCAATAGAGCGGTTTGACCCAATAAGCCGTCGATTTCAACAACCTCTAGAGTTATTACAGGCAAGATCAAAAGCTTTTACTGCAGGCGATCAAATTTCCGCATGGGCTGATTATTACAAGACATTAAGAGATGTTGTAGCAGCCGGGCCACAGAAGGGACAAATGCGGTTTTTTGACCTTATGGACCTTAGCCGCAGCATGGTAGCTCTTGCTAAGCAAAGAGGATATATAAATCCTAATCAGGGTATAGGTCTTTCAGTTGAGAGCTTCTTAAGGGCTGCTACTGCATCTGGAGATAAGCAATTTGAGTCTTTTAGGGGGAAGCTTGATGAGATTTTATCATTGGGCTATGGTGATTTAGAGAAGCATAGAGCCGTAAGTGACATTAGAGTCGAAGCGTTAATGGCCCAAAGATATCAGCGCATAGCTGAAGCTTTATACCAAGGCCATGCTTTATCTGAAGAAGACGCCGCATTGTTAAATGCTTTACAAGATAAAAAGTTACATAGAGACATACACATAGAAAGGTTCAAGAATACAATTAGTGAAGCATATGAAATTGCTAAGAGTCCAGCTGGATATAAGCTGCTTGTTGGTAAGTATCCAGACTTATTCCCCGAATTTGGTACATTCAGGCCTGTTGTTGAGAAAACAAGGCCAAGTTTACGTGGACAAACATTAGAGTTGGAGCAATTTAATTACAGCTATTTTCATTCAGAGGTTGCTACAGAAAAAGATTTAAAGTCTATTTTGAAGTATCATATTCATGAGCTTAAACAGTATGTCGATATCGGAAACGAAGAATTACGGGATATTATTAAGAAAGCTATTCCAAGAGACGTTGATGTCTCTGGCATTGTAGAAAAGCCTTCATTTGCAGAGAGCGCAGCTGGTGGACTTAAAAGATTTATTCGAGCATCGGCAAGAGACTTGAAGGGCATTAGGTATGGTAATTTACTCGGAGTGCCGCTTGGACTTCTTGCTGTTGCATATGGCGTGCGTTCATATATGATGAAAAATGAAGATGACTTTGAAGCTATTGTATCAGACGCGCAAATTTCTAGCGATGATGAGGATTATATCCAGGTAGAAGCATTAAGTCACAAGGGCCTATCTCATATCTCCAGAAGACAGTTGACTGATTTTGGGAGTGGCTGGCAAGGATTGCCAAAGAAGATTTTCCATGGTGCTCATGTTGGGATTTTAGAAAAAGAATTCAAAGGCTTATTAGCTAGAACAACAAAGCATATTCATGAAGGTGTTGCTGAAAGAATTTATGGCGTTTGGTTTACATCAAGCTTTAAGGAAGCAGAGGAGATAGCTCAATTAAGAGCAGCAGCAAGAGGTACAGAGCCAGCAATCTTTGAAATTGATACAGAAGTCTTGCAGAAATATCATGTGCCTTTCCAGTCGTTTAAGGCTGAAGATGATATTATGCATTATGCTGTACAAAGAGATATCCCTATATCATTTTTGAAGATGCATAAATTAAAGACGCGCAGCCTTGAGAAAGAAGAGAAGGTTTTTGAGCTTGATATTGATGATGTATTAAAAGATTCAAAAATATCAGCCAAAGATGATGATTACAATACTATCGAATCCCTAAAACATGAAGGCGTAGCCGGAAAAAAGCGTAAAAAGAATACTGATTTCGGTAGTGGATATAGAGGTTTGCTTAGTGCACATAATTGGGAAGGCAGAAATATAGCAGAAGAGATATTGGATTTTAGAAATGAATATATTCTTGACAAGCGCAATAGAGATGATTTGCGAGGTAGATTGCACCAAGAGCAGATTAAGGCATTAGCGAGACTTGGGCGATTCAAAGGGAAAGAAGTGCATTTAGCGACCGATCTGCCTGAATTTATTCATACAAACAAGAAGTTATATTATGTAAACACTGATGATTTTAAAGTAACTATTGAAGACGCAGACACGTTGATTCTTAAAAGACGAGGGCTTTTAAATATATTCGACAAGCCAATCTATATCCGCGTTGCTGGCCTTGACGCCCCTGAAACTGAAGCCCACGATTTAGATCCACTATCTTTTGTTAGATGGCACCAGTCACAACCTATGGGCGAAGAGACGACAGAATTATCTAGAGATGTATACAAAAATTTGTCTCGCATCTATTTCAATCCTAGCAGACTGACATATGGTAGATATGTTGGAGTCTTAACGGACGATGAAGGAACTAATTTAAACATAAAGGCCCTAGAGGCAGGCTTGGGTACAGAGCTTTATTGGAGCAGAGATAGTTTATTTAATAAATCAGATCTTAAAAATGCGGAAGATTTTGCGAAGATAAGAGGCAATGGGTTATGGCAAAGTACATATTGGCTTGCAGAAGATTATATTAATCATAACATTACGCATAACACATTGACTAGGATAGACAAGCTTGCTGAGGATGCAAACTATGCCGAGCTTGAAACTTTGCTTTATGACATAGAGAATCGTGGTAAAATCACAAAGGAAGATAGGGCTAAATTACGTATTTTGAGTGATAGTATTGTTGCAGATAAGGCATATAGGAAACGTTCGATGTCTTATTATGCTTATAAAAAATATTATTCTGGGCATGTAGGGACTGTCCAGGGGCTGCACGATAGGAAAATAAGCCACACAAAGTATTAAATTTATATTATATTACAGCATGAGACAGAATCAAATATATAAATTCGCTAGACGGGCTCAAAGGTCAGTTCAACGTTTTGGTTCTAGGGTTGCTAGAGATTCAGAGCGTTTTGTTGTTGGTAACCCGATCAAGAGGGGGCTGACTTGGGGCGCATTTACGTTTGGGATTGAAGCCCCTTTTATGAAGAGCCCATTTATGAAAGCAGCTATATTGGGCGGAGGGATATTGACAGCTAATCAAGTTCTTAACAGCGAAAGGGGCGTAATTGTAGAATCTGCAGATATTATGTTTTCAGGCTTTGGTGCAGGTTTTGGATCGTCTGCTTTTGCAATGCTTGGCGGTGCTGTTATGCCTGGATTAGGTCATGTGATTGGGTGGGCGGCAGGAGCTTTAATTGGTGGCGGTTTAGGATCAGAAGTTGTTGATGAGATCCATAGAGCTGCTATAAAGGGTCATTCGTTAGCAGTGCCTACCTTTAGAGGTGGTAATAAATTTATAGATTCTGAAATGACGTATACAATGAGACAGAGGGCAGTTGCTGCTATTCAAAAATCACATATGAATGCTAGGTTTATGTTAGGCAATGAAGCAAGAATTATGCATGTTTAAGGGGAATATAACATGGCTAATATAAGGTCTAATGAAGGGTTTAATAGCTGGGATGCAATAAGACTTGGTACCGGGCTTATGTTAGGCGGATGGGGTATCCGCATAGCGTCTAAAGCGATGTCTCGCTTTGTTGGAGATACTCTTTTCGGTACTTTAAAAGGTGCTGGTAGTTATGCTATGAGAAAGGGGACAAAGCTTGCTGGTAGGTCTTATGAGTTCTCTAAGAATGCAGCGACTTCTGCATATTCTGGGTTTCTTTCTGGCTATAGAGGTGAGGCTGGTGTAGGTACAGCTTTTATGGCAGGTAGTCGCGCAAGGGCTTTAAGTGCTGCAGCAAGGAGGAGCGCTTCTGCTTTTTCTTATGGTTTTTCTGGACGTGGGCCAATGTCTGCTTTTGGCGGCACTAAATATACCCGCGCTGCTGCTAGTCTTGGCAATTATTTTGGCGGTGGTGCGGCTGGCCTGGGAGCTTCTAAAACTTTATATAGCAGATTGCAGCCTCATCTTGGTGATATTTCTCAAAGGGCTTTTACTAGAGCTATGAGGGTTGGAGGAGCATCTCTAGGCGCTTATATGCTAAACCCGTTTAGTGATTGAGGCAATTTATGGCAGACAATGATTCTCAACGCTATGTAAAGAATGGTCCAAACTTCGACAATCCTATCTGTCAGGAATGTCTTAAAGAAGAGAGGAACCATTATGTAAAATGCAGAGGGATTATAGACCCGGAGAAGTTTATACCTCCGGGTCTTGCTACTTCACTTGATGAGGATCAATTGCTTGAGTTAAAGGCAGCTTATGACCCTGTTACTTGGGCCAATTTATATCTTGGCTGGTCTCCAAGGTCTAGTAGGGAGTATCATTTTTACGATAGAGATTCAAATATACCAGATATACATATAGAGGCGGGGATTGAGTATCAAAAGACAATGTTAAACTGTTCTGCCTACAGGACTATGTATCGCGTCGGTAGGCGTGCAGGTAAAACAGATGCTTTATGCGTGTTTACTCTATATAAGCTTGTAACAAATAGTGATTATAAGGTCTTGTTTATTGCCCCGCAAAAATCTCATGTAGATAACTTTTTCGAGAGATTTGATAAGTTAATAGAAAGTAGTGATAGAATTTCTGCTGATGTTGTCAGAAATGTATCGTCGCCACATAAGAGGATAGAGTTTAGTAACGGCAGTCGTATTGTAGGCTTTACGTCTGGGTCTTCTTCTGGCTCGCAAGCCACCAATGTTCGAGGGCAGTCAGCTGATTTAATTGTTATAGACGAGTGGGATTATCTTAATCCTGAAGACATGAAAGCTATCCGGGCTATTTTGATGACAACCCCGGATACTATTTTAAAAGGGGCGTCTACCCCTTCTGGGCGTAGAGATCTTTTCTATGTTGAGTGCAACACGATTGGCCACAAAGAATTTCATTATCCATCACAGGTTTTACCATTCTGGAATGATGACATGGAGCGCGAAATGCGCTCTATGTATACGGCAAATGAATATAGACAAGAGATTCTTGCCGAATGGGGCTTTGATAATGTTGGTGTCTTCCAGAAAGAACATGTAGATAAATGTCTTTTAGATTATTCATATGAAGATATAAAGCCTGAGTCAAAGTTTTTATATGGAATAGGCGTTGACTGGAATGACGATAAAATAGGGACGCAAATTTATGTAATAGGTTATAGTACTGAAGATTGTTTATTTTATGGAGCTGCTAAATATAATGTTGCTAAAGCTGGATGGACCCAAGCTTTAGCCATAAAGAAAATTATAGAACTAAACAGAATATGGAATCCAGTTTTTATTTACGTAGACGAAGGATATGGAGCGACGCAGATTCAATTATTACGGCAATATTCTTATGAAAAGATAGGTAAAGTTTCGCCTAGCGATCCAGATGTCAAGTTAAAGGATATAGTAAAGGGCATCAATTTTTCGTCTAAGGTAGATGTTAGAGATCCTATTACAAGGCAGCCTGACAGAAAAGATATGAAGCAATTTTTAGTTCAGAATGCTGTTAGGCGGGTAGAAGATGCTACTGTCAGAATACCATCGACTGACAAGGAGTTAATTGGACAATTACTTAATTATATTATTTTAAGGCGTAGCGCTACTGGCAAGCCTATTTATAGCCCGAATAGTACTAAGATAGGCGACCATTTATTAGATGCATTTATGCTTGCTTTACTTGGGTTTACTTTAGAATATGGAGACCTTATTAAAACCAAGGCCGTGTCTACTGTCAGCTTTGTGAATACTGGTGATAGCACTAGAGAAGATTTAATCCAAAAAAGATATCCAGAAGAAAGATCGGTTGATAGAACCAATTATTTTGCTATTGGAAGAACAGGGACTGGCAAAGTAACAAGGGATAATATTTGGAAATGGCCAGGGTTTTTGAGAGATGAACCATTACCTAGACCTAACAGAATGTTTCTTGGTCGTGGTAGACGCAACCATATAAATAGAAGGAGCGTTTGGTAATGCTTGGTTTATATGAAAAATCGACAGCAAGTGGGGATTATATTCCGTTTTCATTTAATGATGACATTTCTAACGTAATTAAAGAATCTTTTAATAGTTCTACTGGAGCAATAAAAGAGCGCCAGTTTTTTATCAGAAATGACGACGCTAACGTTTCTTACTCGTCAATTACTCTAACTCCACTTCCGAATGAATTAGTTAATGTAAGTGCTGATATAAATATCAAGTTGAAATTAGGTGATATGCGCCCTAGCCAAGATGAATGGTCTAATGTGGTAGCTGGTGCCTCATTGTCTATTCCTGATATTTCAGACACGCTTTATCATAGTTTTTGGGTTAGGATCGAAGTGAGGCAAAATGCAGCTATTAGAGTCGAAGATGATATATATTTTGAATTGAGGGCAATAGAGGCATGAATAAGAGTCTCTTTGGTAAAAAGAATGTTACATGGCAAGATCCATATGTAGCTCCGTCTTTATATAGAAGCAAAAGTAAGAAAAAAGCTGCTGAACCTGTAACACCTGATGATGTTAAGAGTAAGGTGGAAGAAGCTATTCGTCAAACTCAAGAAAATATAAAGATTATAGATTCGAGAGGCTCTGGTATATTTTATGAGTTTTCTTATGATAAAAACCCTGAAGTTGCTGATGCAGTTGATATGCTTTTTGATGGGGCTAAAAATATTATTTCATACGAAATGTATAAGACTGCACTTGGTTATGCGATAAAAATTTTAAAGAATAAGGTTTCCGATTCTAGTACAGTTGGGGATATTGTTGATTGGTAGGTGAGAGTTATGGCAGGCGGCGTAGATTTAGTAGATAAAGTCGACTTTGAAGGTGAAAATGTAATACAACAAAATATTAAGGATTTATATGGGAGACTGTATCAATATATTATGAAAGATTTTAGGCATGTTGAAGACTGTAAAAAATGCCATGAAAAATTAAACGATCTATTTAATGGACATACACACAATATAGACCATGAGCACCGCTTTGATTGGTATTGGAGTCATCCTGGTGGGTCTGCAACAGGAGTTACAAATATCATACTATCTGAAAGCGCATCCCCGACTCAGCGTTCTACAGTTATTGCATTGCCAGCCAACGCCGAAAGTAAGAAGACTTTTGATGTTTTGAGAGGGAATCAGATTGTACATAAAAACTTTATTGCTAAGGGCATTAAACCATTTAAGGTGGTTTTTTAATTATGTTTGGTGTAGAAGATAAGCATCTTGGAGCATGTTTGGCAATTATTAACTTTTTCGAAGAAAAACTATCTAAGGATAATCGAGATGTTGCTACTGATGTTTTAATGCTAAAGCCAAGCTTTAGAAGTTTAGAGAATTTATATGCAATGAGAAGTGTTTTAAACTCTTACGTAGACCAAAGTGAAGAAGATGAGTAGTAAGTTTATAAAAGAATGCGTTCCATGTTCAGAGCGGCTAAATTTGTCTGAAGAGTTTAATGTATCAGATGATTTAGTAAATATTTTTATGCATTGGGCTGATTTTTCTTTAGAAAATGCTAAGGCTATCAATAGACTTCTTAATAGCACTGATGTCTATGACTCATATTGTGAGTTGTTAGATTTTTTTGATTCCCAATGCGTCGTAGATCTAAAGGCCATTTTTAGCCTTCTTGCATGGCAACTTGCTAATCTTAATACTGCTTTATTGTATAATTTACGTTCTGGTATTTTTAGCTTATTATCTCCATTTTTTATGCCGCTAACTGGCAAGTTAACTGATCTTTTAAATAAGTATATAAGTTTGGTTTTGCCTAAGATTGACTGTTCTATAAATTCCCTTATTGATGTTCTAGATAAGATCCCAGGGGAAACAGAGATAGAAGAGATTGTTTATAGATATAAACTTGCAAAAGAGGAACTGTCTACGCATGAGTACAATATAAAAAATCGTATTTTAGAAAGGGACCATGCAATTTTATCTGGTAGTGACTTATCTTCACTTAAGACGTCTTCTTATGCATCTGCTGATAATTACGGAGATGCTATAGAGATGATAAAGCAGGTAGGGAAGCGGAGTAAGTCACTGCCGAGAGACAAGTATTTCAATTTTATTGTTAAACCAATGGCTGATGCTAGAAATAAGATTAATAATAAACTACAAGAGCTTAAGAATGACCTAGAAGGATTCATTAGACTTGACGCATCATCGTCCAGTGATTTTGCATTTTTAATCCAACAGATTACATCTGTTAAGCGCATATTGTCTTTTTTAGAGCCAGTAATAAATGGGCAATTCTCTCGTTCTGCAGCTGGATGTGATGGTACTTCCTTTTTTAGAAAGAAGCCTGATGTTGGACAAAGTGTGCCAAAAAATACCACAAATAACAAAGGGGATACATTCGGAGATAATACTGATAATACTGCAGAAGTTATGTCAAGAAATGTCGCCAAGAATGAAAAAACTATAATATCTGATGAGATAGTTTTACAAAATTTGAATGCTATTTTGGAAGATTCTGGCTTTGAAGTTGTAACAGAGAATAATAAAATAACGTTAAAAACTAAAGACTTAGATAAAAATGTTGTTTCAAGTGTACAGGCGAATTTTGGATTTTTTGCACGTTTGAGTAATGGAATTGATGCTAAGACAGATTCTAAGGATTTTTGTACATGAGCAATATTAATAATATTAAAAAACGCAACACAAGAAGAAAAAAGCGTGGCGCTGGCACTAATATGAATCCTGATCGTCAGTTGAAAGTTGTCAGGTCATCTCATATTCCTTTATATTACGAGGCCGGTAGGGACTCTTTTGTAGTTGCAGAATATGACTTGCGAGAAATTTCTACTATTGAAGATGTCGAGTCTTTCGTAAGACAAGCTTTTAGAAAAAAAACATCTTTAATGTTCAAGGAAGGATATGATCTTGTAGGTGAAAATATCGAAACTATAAATTATATTAAGGAGAGATTCAGGCAAATTTCATATGTTTCCGATAAGCCGATCGATTTGCTGTTGCGAGAGATTGGTGCTGACTTAATAAAGTTCTCTAATGCGTTTTTGTATAAAGCTAGAAGCGCTAGATCTTCAGGCGGGCGTGTTAGGGTTTCAAAAACGGGCAAACGTAAGTTAGACCCTGTTGCTGCATACTTTAGAATCCCACCTGAAACTGTTCAAATAAGACTTAGTAAGTCTAATAAGATTACACATTACAGACAAATGATGCCGGATGGTAGATATAAAGATTTTGCTGCTGAAGATATTATTCATATCTATCATGATCGCAAGGCTGGGTTTATCATGGGAACTCCGGCATTAATCCCAGTTATTGACGACATTAAGGTTTTGCGTAGGATTGAAGAAAATGTAGAGTTAATGGTATATAAAGACCTTTTCCCTCTTTATCATTATAAGGTTGGGACTGAAGATGCTCCGGCGATGACATATGGGGATGGCACTACGGAAGTTGACATAGTGCGTGATGCCATAGAACAAATGCCATTAGAAGGTACTGTAGTAACTTCTGAACGTCATAATATTAATGTGATAGGCGCTGAAGGTCATGCATTAAAGGCTAGTGAATATCTTGATTATTTTAAAAAGCGTGTCTATGCTGGACTAGGGTGTTCTTCAATTGACTTTGGAGAAAGTGGTACTTCTAACAGATCTACGTCTGAGACTCTATCGAAAGCTCTTATAGATGATGTGAAGGGCTATCAGAAAGTATTGTCAATCTTTATTAATCATTATATCATTAAGGAACTTTTATTAGAAAGTCCGTTTGTTGTAGGATGGAATGTTAATACGAAGGATGAGGTTTACTTTAAGTTTAAAGAGATAGATGTAGATACAAATATTAAGAAGAGCGCTGATGCTGTTAATCTTTTTAACTCTAATTTGATAGAAGAAAATGAGGCGCGTGAAATGATTGGATATGAGCCAATGACTGAAGAGCAGCGCAAACGGACTTTCAGTGAACTTGTTGGCAAACCAATGGCTGAACATGAATCTTTACTTAAAAACAAAGTAGAAGGTTCTGTTTCATCTGCAAAGAATAGGGTGCAGCCTGAGAATCAACATGGGAAGAAAACAGGACCTCAGAAGTCAGTTAAAGATCTCGTATCTTTTGTTTTTGACGGATTAAAGGCAGGTAAAAATAAAGATATTAATGCCATATTAGCTTCAATGTTCAGCGATATGTTTATTGTTAAATATACTATACTTCTTGAGGAAGAAGTTAAAGATAAATTAAAACTTGAAGAATATTCTACTTTGTTAGTTAATACTGTTAATGAATCTATTAATGATTTATCTGTTATTGCTTTAGATTCACTTAATAGAGATTTAAGCAGAAATAGAGAAGATTTGCCAAGTTTAGATGTTTTAAAGAAAGTGTTTGTAAAGCATATACAAGCTACTAAAGATGGGTTCAGTGCTGCTTGTGAGCTTTTGCAATAAGGAGATATGAAATGGCTCATATATCGTTTAAAGATTTTTTCCATTTTGATGCTAGCGCAATTAAAGATAATGTAAAGTTTTTTCATGAAACAAAGGATAGTGCTTCTGAAACTGGGCATTCAATAAAATGTCAAATCAGAGCTACATTTTCTGCTGTTATAAATAAAAATAATAGATTTGATATGCCTCATGCTGTTAAAAAGGGCGCTGCATCATTACTTGACGAGTACCCAAAACCTATATTAGTAGGTCATTATGATGAAATTGATCCTATTGGTCGCGTCTCCGATTATGAATATGTAGATATTTCTTCACAGTTCCAAATTCCTAAAATAAAATCATTTCTTGACCCTAAGACATCTTATATATCTAAGTTAAAAGTTGTTGATTTCATTGTCGAAAACTTGATTCCGCTAAAAGGTTATAAAGGCCTTGGCTATATAGATGTCATAGCAGACATAAGCGACCCGAGGGCTATAAGAAAGATATTAGATGGCAGGTATTTAACTGTGTCAATTGGCGGTAGATCCGACAAAATGGTCTGCTCAGTATGCAAGACGGATTGGGTTAGCGAAGATTATTGTGAACATACTCCTGGCGTCGTTTATGACGGGAAAAGGGCTTTTCTTATAAGTGGCAATATATTATATAACGAAATATCATTTGTGAATAAGCCCGCCAATCCACATAGTCAGGTAGTGAAGATTGACGAAGCAAATAATGTGAGGGATGAAGTAAGAATTGGTTCTAATGATGATTTTAATGATCATTGCTTAGTGAGTTTTGATTTAACAGATTCTTGTCAAGGAGAAGAAGAGATGGCGGTAAAGAAGAAGAGAAAGAAGAAGGTTGAAGATATTGAAAAAGACATCAAAGATAAAGATGTCAATACTGAAGATAAAGAAGAGGTAAAAGATTCTAAAGCCAATGATGACGTAAAAGATAATAATGTTGATGAAGAGCAGAAAGAGCATGAGAATGTAAAAGCTTCTTCTGAAGATAACGAAAATAATGGTAATGTAGTTGACGAAGAAGAAAAAGAGGATAGTTCTAAAGAAGAAGAGCTTCCTGCTATTGAAGAAATTATCAAAGACGAAGAGGCTAATTATGAGGCGATTGCTGCTGTTTTAGATGAATTAGAGTTAAGCGATGCAAAATTAAGCGCAGAACAGCGTAAAAAGTTAAAGGGTTCTACATTCTGCGGCCCTAATAGATCTTTTCCTGTTCCTGATTGCGCTCACGTAACTGCTGCGAAGCGTCTTTTAGGGAGATATAAAGGAAGCGGTTCTAAGTCTGCTATTCTTGCTTGCGTTGAAAGAAAGGCAAAGAAACTTGGATGTAATAAAGATGCTGAAGAAGAAAAGAGTAACAATCAAGCTACTAATGAAACTAAAGTAACTGATAAAGAGCTTCTTGAGCAATTTAATGGTCTAGTTGAGCAATTGAAAGAGCGCGGTATTTATAAGTGCCCAGAGTGTGAATCGCTCCAGAAGGATCTAGAAGATAAAAATAATGAGTTATTTGTTGTTAATTCAAGGAATACAGTTCTTGAAGATGAGATTAACGCTGTAGAAGAAAGTTATGTTGAATTAAAAGATAAATTTAATGAATATAAAAAAGACGTGTTAAAGGTATACAAGAAGGCTTTAGGAGAAGATGAGAGTATTACAGATAAAGAAGTTGAGGATTTAGATAACATTTTAGATAGCTATAAGGAGAAGATTAATAATCCTCAGTCAAAGACAGAAGATAAGGATTTCGAAAAAATAGAAGACCCGACTCTGAAAGATGACAACAACAGTGAAGACAAGAGTAAAGTTGCTGCAGTTAAAGACATTATGGATAAATATCATTTAATCCGTAGATTATATGGACTGAAGGCTGCTAGCGATTTTATTCAAAAATCGATCAAGAGTAACAAATAATCTTGTTAGGAGGAGTTTAAAGAAATGGCTCAACAATATAATGCTAATTTTAAACCTTGGGACCACCAGGGAACATTAACTCCTAACCTCGAAGTAATGGAGGGTGTTCGGCCTGGTATTTATAAGGTGGCCGATTATCTTCCATTGGTTAGGTTTGATAAGTACTTTGAAGAGTTTTATGTAATTCACCGTGGTAAGGCAGTTGCTTTAGACCATGGCAACGCTATGGTTCCTGCTGGCCTGAAGGCCCAGATTGATTGGGCTGTAGATGGGGCTGGTGCTGCTATTATTCAGACTGGTTCTGATACAGCTGCAACGCAGGTAGCTAATCTTCGTGCAGCTGCTGCAGCTAATAATCTTACAGTTTACACTCAAACAGATGTTGATGAAGGTGTTGTCAATGCTGCCGGTAACGCTGTTGTTGCTGGAGAATGTGTTATTGAAAGCTTTTTGGACTTAGTAGACTCTCAGCCGCCAGCTCGCAGTTCTGTTCGTACAGTTTCAGAGGCTATCGGTGTCAATTTCCAGAATGCTTGGCGTTGGGTTGGTGGAGACGGTGTGAATCCTGCTAACTTCCGTCAGCATAACCACAATCTACAGCATGGCGTTGGCTTGCTGTGTGACTATGTTATTGAACTTCCTGCTGTGACAGATACTGATTATGCAAATGCCGCTATGACTGGTGTTGCTGCTGCTATTTACACTTCTGGGTCTCCGTTCAAGCCCGGAGATTTCTTGAAGTACGATTTCAATTCTAATTGGGTTAAGGCAGATCTTTCTGCTGATACTATTGGGAATATTTTAGGCCAGATTATTAAGGTTGACACTGACTTCCCGAAGGATTATCTTGATAGAGTTAAGACTGCTTATGATAATCTTGGCTCTACTGCAGCTCAGCGTGCCCTGAACCAAATGCCTGGTTCTGCTTCAAGCGGTATGCCTGATGCAATTAATTTCGCTGGCGGTTCATCCGCACCGACTCTGCTGTGGGTGAACTTGATCAACCGCTAAGCAAGATATATCAAATAGGAGGAAAACATTCAATGGAATTTAAAGATTTTCATGAATATGAGTATGTATGGCGTAGCGGTGGTCATACACCCGATGGCGATAAGGTTCCTATTACTGACGCCATTAACATCGCTAGCGCTCCTGAATATTTACCGAAAGTGATTTCAAATATTGTCAAAGAGGCTGTGGAGCCATTGCTGGTTGGCACTAGCCTTTTACAGCGCATTAATTATAAGGCTGGACAAGTTATTTCTTTCCCTGCAACTGGTGCCTTGTCTGCAGCCGATATCCCAGAGGGTGGTGAGTACCCAGAAACTCAACTGAACATCGCTGGTGGGACAGTTGTGGCTAACATCGGGAAGAGCGGTATTGCAGTGAAAGTTACAGAAGAAATGATCCGCTATTCTCAGTATGATGTGATTGCTATGCATCTGCGTGCAGCAGGTCGTGCATTAGCTCGCCATAAGGAAAAGAAGATTTTTGATTACATTACATCCATGGGAACTGTCTGCTTCGATAATGATAATATTTCTAATGGTATTTTTGGTCGGCCTACAACTGGTCGTGGTTTTGACGGTTCAGCTAATGGTTCTATTACAATGGATGACATTTTTGATACTTATGGTCAGATTGTGGCCCAGGGCTTTATTCCTGATACTCTGATTATGCATCCTCTTACTTGGACAATGTTTGTTAAGGACCCCACCCTTCGTGCTTTTGCAATGCAGGCAGGAGGCGGGACAATGTTTGCTAGCTACTCTGGTAATCCTGCTGGCAGAACTCCTTGGGATAATATGGGCGGTCTTGGTATGGGCACTGGTCAGAATGTGACTCCAAGCTCTCCTGTGAATGAGTATTCACAGACAATCACTTCTGCTCCTCAGCTGCCTAGCTATCTACCAACTCCTTTCCGGATTATTGTGTCACCTTTTGTGCCTTATAATCCTACTGGCGGGCCTAATTCCAGCCCTGTTACTGATATTTATATGGTTGATAGCCGCGAAGTTGGTGCTCTTATTGTTGACGAGGATGTGACAACTGACGAATGGAATGATCCTTCTGTGGATATCCGCAAAATTAAGCTTCGTGAGCGTTATGGCATTGCTATTCTTAACGAGGGGCAGGCCATTGGAGTGATCAAGAATGTTGTTAATGTCCAGAATCATTGGGATTCTGGCCCGGCACAGAAGACTGGCGGTGTCCAGCTTGCTGCTGGTGAGATTTCTGAGATCAACGCTTCTACTGGCGATATCTTCTAAAGATACGGCTACTGCATATAACAAAGGGCGAGGGGCAACCCTCGCCCTTTAACGAGAGGTAACTGTGGAAGTAAAAGTAGAGAACGGGAACGTAGATAAAGCATTAAGGAAGTTGGCTAAGAAATTAGATAAAGACGGTCTTTTCAGAGATTTGGCTGACCGGATAAAATATCCTACTGTCAAAGAAAGGAGACGTCTAAAGAAACGTCGAGCTGCTTTAAAGCAAAAATATCGCAAAACTATAGAAGATTGAGGTCTACTATGAAAATTAAATTAAAGCCTAATTGTCCAGCTTGGGGGTTATTAGATCAAGATGGCAAGAAGGCTATCTTTTTTTTAAATCGCAGAAACCCTGAAGTTGAAATTGATTATTTTTCTTTACCAGAACATTTGAGAGGTGTAATCAATAGAGGTGTGGCTTTAGATTTTATTGAAGTTAGTGAAGAGCCAAAGGTAGAAGTTGTAGAGCCTGAAAAAGTTGAAACTGTTAAAGACGACCGCGTGATTAAACCAGCTGAATTAAATAGACGGGCCAAGGATTTATTGCGTGGTAATATTACTAAAATTCGCAAGAATATTAAGGACGAAACTCTTACTTGCACGATTGTAAAAAGAGCGCTTTATTTAGAAAAATCTAGAAAGAAGCCTCGTAAGATGGTTGTTAGTGTTTTAAGCGGATGGTTAGAAAAAAATGAATGTTAGTTTTTTTTATCCATCAGATGGAACTACTGGTGTGCCGATTGGAGAGACTATTTATGCAGACTTTGACGCTATAGTTGATCCAGGATCAATTAATGCTTCAACCTTTATTGTTGTAGATACTTCTGATAATAATCGTGTGGTTGAGGGTTCATATGATATTACAGATACATCGTCTGGAAGTAGAGTATCATTCACCCCATCTTTTGATTATAATTCATTAACTACATACAAAATAATTTTATCAAAATATATTACTGCTGATACATTAATTAATTTTACAGGAGATGCGTCTAAAGTTTCTTTTAGTGGGCCTTATTTGGGGTCTTCTGCTGATACGTATCATATTACCATAGCTGATCCTGGAGGTGCCGTCGGCGAAGCTCAATTCACGTGGTATAAAGCTTCGGCTCCATTGACGATAGAAGGTCCATTTACTGCAGATGGAACTGTCATTTTAGATTCAGGCATTGTAGTAAATTTTTGGGGTGGGACTTTAGCTTCAGGAGAAACTTTTTCTATAGATGTTATCCCTGCCGATTATTTACCCCAAACTTATTCTTGGACATTTACAACGGGTTCTGGGGATGCAACATCTGCTCCTCCAGCGCCATCTACATCTATTTCTAATGTTGATGCGATTGTCAGTAAGTTATTGTCGGTTATTAATATTACACCAGAGTTTGGGTCTTATAACGTAGTCCCTAGTAGCAATGGTACTTTAGATATAAGAATAAAATTATCTGATGACATAGACCAAGCAACAGTCAATAGTGATAATATTTCTATTTCAGTAAAAGACATTGAAACTGGTGTAATAAAGACTGCTACCTTTACGCTTTCTGTAGAGAACAATGATACAATTTTAATTAGTATTTCTGATATCAGTTGAGGTGTTTTATGGGTGATTTGACGGTTAATTTTTCACGTAAAGAATTTGCATGTAAATGCGGCTGCGGTGCTGATCATATAGATCTTGGGTTAGTGTATAGGCTACAAGCAGCTAGGTTTATTGCTGGTGTTCCATTTGTAATTAATTCTGGCGTTAGATGTAAAGAACATAATTCAGCATTTAGTTCTCCTACTAGTTCTCATATTCCTGGGTATGCTGTGGATATTGCCTGCAATGAAAGTCGCAGTAGATTCAAAATTATAGATGCTCTTTTAAAAGCTGGATTTGAAAGGATAGGTATTCGTCACGATTTTATTCATGCTGATGTTGACCCAGAGAAACCAGCGGAGGTAATGTGGGACTATAACAGAAAGGAGAAATAATAAGATGACAAAGCAACTTGAATATATAATGAAAGCAGTTTTACTCTTTAAAAATATTTCTGAAGAAGCAGAATTTAAGGATAAAGAAAAGCCGTTATGGCTTCGGCGTCGTGTATTAGGTAGCATTGTTGGTTTATTCGGAGTTGTCTCTGTTGCCTTTTTTGGCAGGGAAATTTCTCCAGAGGTGATATCAAGTTTAACCAATAATCTAGAAGTTGTTGTTGGTGGCGTTGTGGCCATTTGGGGGACTGTACTCACAATAGTTGGGCATACTAATAAGAAGGAATAATACAAATGGCTTTGGGGTATTCTATCAGCAAGCCAATAGTTTTTTATAAGGCATTTTGGGAAGGTTTAACGAATTTTGTTTTAGACGGTTATCCTATAGACCTTGGCAAAGATAAAATATTTTGCATGCTTTTAACCAGCGATTATGAGCCTAGTGTCGAGAACCATCAGTATTTACTTGACGTAAGTAATTATGAAGTCAATACAAGTTCTCGATATTCAGAAGGCGGCTTCTTGATGAGAATATACCCAGTTATTTATGATGGTAAAGATTCTAAGACAGGTGACACTGTTTCAAATATACTGTGGAAAGCTAGTCCAATAGTTTTTTACCCCGTAGAGCAAGGAGACGAAGCAAACGCTTTTGACAATGCAAGGTTTGCTATTTTGTATAAAGAGGTCAGAGATCAATCTGGATCTCTGTTAACCGCTAGTTCACCTCTTATAGGTTATTTGGATTTTGGTTATGAATATACTAACCTTAATGCTGTATTGAGGGTTGACTTTGAAGATAGTGGGTTTTTAAAGATCTCTAGGTGAGAAAAGAATATTTAGGGGGCGTATTTTTTTGTTTTTTATATTTGTTCATGTCGTAAGTTTGGTCCCCTGACTCCGACATGATAAATGAAGATTTAAAGCCCCTCTTACAAGAGGGGTTTTTTGTGTCGGGTTTTTATAGTATTCTATAATATAATATGACTGGAGATTTACTACCTTGAGTATACTAGAAGCGAAAATAGGTTCTTATTCTGCAAATGGGACAACTGAAGATGATCCCTTTAAGAATTTAGTCATAGAAGTAGAAATAAAGAATATTAAAAATTCTGAAGGGTTTGTATATCCTGAAGTAAAGACAGTTTTTTTAACTGGGTTATACCCATATTACGGTAATGCAGAAAAGGTAATGTCAGATATTGGTTCACAACGTTCTGACGTTACGTATGCTGATGTCGCTAAGTTTATTTTTGACAATAGTGCATATGCTCTATATCAATTTAGAGCAGAGCAGATTACTGATGATTATTTAAAATTTGCTTTGAAGCAATGGGTTAATTGTAAGACTGCATATGATTTATTAATTTATGGCAATTCGTTTTCTAATAAAATTTTTAAATCATTAGCAGATTTTTCTGTTTCTAAAGCAATTGGTACAGGTGGAGGCAATATTGCAGGAGATTTAGCAGAGAGATTACTTGATTGCATAAATAAATGGGCCGATGTATTATTATTTAAGGTTGCAGATGCAAATACTGGTTTTGCTACTGCAGTAAGATCTAAGGATGCTATAGAAAGTGCTGGTATAGGCAGGACTTATATTATGAATCCAACTCACCCTGGTGCCAATACAAAAATCGTTGTTAAAAAGCGTAGATATGGTAGGACATATCAGAGACGTTTTTAGATATGGATATTAGAAAAGAATTTAATGAATTAATGGATGAGATTGCTCATCTAGTAATATATCGCCGTTTTAGAAGAAATAATAATGGGAAAAGAATAAGATGTGTGTGCTTTAGCGATCTTACGAGAGAAGGTGATAAAGATACAGGATGTCCATATTGTAATGGTGAAGGTTATTTATATGATGAAGAATGGGCTCATGCTTATGATGTCCTAGCAACGAGTGGTCAGAAGGCTAAGGATCCAAGATTTTTTTTAGAGGCAGGTGTTTTGACTAAGCCTTACAAAACATATTATTTTAAATATAATTTTAATCCTGTCAGAAATGATGTTATTTTAGAAGTTAATTTAGACAGCGATGGTGTCCCAGTAAATCCTGTGCAAATTGTTGAAACACATGATATTGTCTTGACAGACCCTGTTAGAGGCAAGAACGGACGGATAGAATACTGGAGATGTTTTGTTAGAGGTTATGGGGATGCCTTAAATAGCGCATTATGATTCATAATATTTCAAAAACATTAAAGGAAAGTGCTAGACATAACTTGGGGATAGAAGTAATAACCCAATATATTGCTAGTAAGCTAGATGTCAGCAACCAAGAAAAAAGATCTGGGGATATTGATAAATTTTATGAACTATTAAAGGAGATCGTTAAAGAAAAGCAAATAGATGAAAATATTAAAACCCCGATAGAAATTATAGAAGCTGTAAACCCTGAAGAATTTAATGGTGAAATAATAACATTTCATTTGAAATCAAGACGACCTGGGGTATTTGGCAAAGGCGAGCCAATGAGCGATGTGCCGCCAAAAGCTTATCGTGCTGTTTATAGAGGTAGCGAGCCGGACAAGGTGAACCCAGGTTACAGTAAGATGACTTTTAGTTTATTTTATGATAATATTATAGAAATAACATGTTGGGCTGGGACGAATAAACAAGCAAATTATAGAGCTTTATGGTTTGAAGAGTTAATGAATGAATATATTTGGCTTTTTAAACTAAATGGGTTGATTCAGGTTTTATATTTAGGGAGAGAAGAGGATGTTACTGAGTCGGGTATGGGTATACATGGCAGGCCTCTTCGGTATTATGTCAGAAGCGAGAGAATATTCTCAGTTTCTGAAAAGAATGTCGATAAGTATATTTTAAAATTAAAACCAATGAAGGAGTGAATAAGTAATGGCTGATTTTACAAATCTTCCAGGTTTAACAGTCACTAGGGCTGATGGCAACTTGAACCTTCCTGGTCAAGATATTCGCCCTCGTGTTCTTATTCTTGGTACTGCTTCAAAAGGAACTTCTTTTGGACTTTATCGAGTCGACCGTTCCGATGAAGCTGAATACGTTTTTGGGTCTGGTGACCTAATTAAGGGAATGTATGAGGTGGGTGCTGCTGGAGCTAGAACAATTTATCTTATGAGATTAGGGCGGCCAGCTACATTAACTGGTTTTTTGAGTGCTAATACTTCAGCTAAGGTCACTATTTTAAACGAAGATCAGACTTATGTCGATAATGTCACTATTAGCTGGGATGACACTAATGGATATCTTACTGTAACGCATACTAACCCAAATACTGGTGCTAGTGACGTTTTATACGATAATGGTTCTTCTGTTTATCAAACTGATAAAGTGGCAGTTGATGAAGGAGCTGGTTTTGCTGCTGGAGATAATGGTGGCTCTGATATTACAGCCACTGCGTTTCCAAGTGTTTCTGGTACATATACTCCTGTAGTTACTTCATCTAATGCTTCTAAGATGGCACTTTATGAAATGTTAGACGAGGCTTTTAAAGAATTAGAAGCTGCTGATATGGATATGATTGTACCAATGAATGTGCACTTAGATGACCCAAATATTGCCGAAGGCGCTACTGGTGTTTCTATGACAGATTATCCTGCAGCTGGTGGCTCTAATGATATTCTTGGTAAGGTTTACAAGCAAGAATATCAAGGCAAGACGTATTATTGGTGGGATACAGATAACGATGGTTCAGCTGACATTTTCCCATCAGTTGGTTCAGCTTCTGCTACTACTGATATTGATGGCAATACCATCGCAGCTTCAGCATATGAGTCTGTTAACTTCGCTCATCTATTAGCAAGTTATTGCTACAACTTGTCTAGAAATGAAAATGAGGCAAGGGGCTTTATTGCAGTTAAGCCACCGACTTCATATGCTATTAAGGATTTAGTTGCATGGATCGGATCAGCTCCGACACGCGATAGCAATGGTAATGTGACGGCAAATGGGACAGGACTTCTTGGTAATAAATGGATGGTTGGCACTACTGACGTTGGAACCCCTGGCTTTTTTGCCACAGACAATGATATGCCTAGCGGGAGCCCAATCCTGGACTCGAATGATCAGAAGATTGATATTGGTCAGTATATTTCTGTTGTAGCTTCTCCTGTGACATTTTATAATTCTTCTGACAGTACTGGTCTTGGATATACTGGCACTGGTCATACTGCGTATGCAGGCCTTGCTGCAACGCTGGACAGTAAAGAAGCTCCTACATATAAAACTGTTCCTGGAGTATCGTTGCATTACGCGCTCCATAAAGACAAGTTGGATGCGTTAGTGGGTGCTGGTTATGTTACTTTTTCAACAAAGACAAATCGAGTCGCTGTCTTGGATGGCATCACCGCCGCATTGTCAACATCTGACTATAAGCGTTATTCTACTTTCGCTATTGCTTCTGATGTGATTACTGATATTCGCAGAGTATGTGAGCCGTTTATTGGTCGCGTACTTGCTTCTGTTGAGCGCGCGGCGATCAATACCGCAGTTGAAGGCGTTCTAAATACGCGTCGTGAACAGAATTATATTTCTAACTATGAATATCAAGTTACTTCTACTGCGGCAGAATTGACTGCAGGAATTGTTAATGTAGAGGTTATTATTGTTCCTGCTTTTGAGATTAAGAAGATTCAGCTTACAATTTCTATGAGTGTTTAATTGGTGTATATAACTAAAGCCTATTGCTTTAGTTAATTTTAGGGAGGAAATTAATATGCCTAGCAATACTGGATATGAGCGGCAAACATATAATAGCTTTTCTGGTGTAGATATTAGAGCTTCTTTTGGTGACCAGATTATTGGAGAAATCCAGGCTATTAGCTATTCTGTAACAAGAGAAAAGGCTCCTATCTATACCATGGGCGATCCAAATCCACGCTCTTTTTCTCGTGGAAAGCGCGGTATCGCCGGTTCATTAATCTTTATCATGTTTGATACGAATGCTCTCCTTGATGCATTTAAGGACAAGGATAATTATCGTTTTTATGATTGGCCTAATTCTGTTAAGCCACCTCGTACAGAGGGGCAACTACTTGGTGGAACTAGTTTAACAAGTTCGCAGCTTGCATTAATTAATAATCAGAAGGCCTCGGACGCTACTGTTGCTAAAGAATTGACAAATCCTTATTTTACTGACCAAATTCCGCCTTTTGATATTACGTTGACTGGCGAGAATGAATACGGCGCTGTTACTTCTATGAAAATTTGGGGCGTTGAGCTATTGAATGAGGGCTCTGGAGTAAGCGTTGATGATATGGTTATTGAGCAACAATATACCTTTGTTGCAAGAAATATTTCACAGTGGACTAAAGGAACAGCTAGAGTAGCTTAAAGAGGGTGGCCCCGCGAAAGCGGGGCCATAAAATAGTATGTCAGGTAAATTACCTTATTCTAACAATACTGAACCTTTATTATCTCAATTTGATCCCTATCGCGAACAATCTTCTGGTATCACAGAAGATAAGCACAAGCTTGATAAAATAGACGATGTTATTATTTATGACAAGGCTTCATATTCAGGAGTCGACATTAAATGTTTGGTCATGGGACCTCCAGGTGCAGCTGAAGGAGCAGAAGAGGGATGGATAAAAGTACTGGGGGAAGTACAGACTGTTTCTTATCAAATCCATAGAGAGAAGGTCCCAGTTAGAACATTAGGCAGAAGTGCGCCAAAAACGTATACGAAAGGTACTAAGACCGTTGCAGGGTCAATGATATTCACGCTATTTGATCGTCATGTTTTTAATTCAATGTTATTAGGATCTAAGCTTTATGGTTCTGCTAAGGATACAGCAAATCCTTATGTTACTGTAGACCAATTACCGAGATTTGATTTTGTATTATATTTTGCCAATGAACGTGGTAGTGAGTCGTTGCTTGCTATCTTAGATTTAGAAATTGTCAATGAGGGTGGTGTATTTAGTGTGAATGACATGATATCTGAAGCAACTATGAATTGGGTTGCGCAGCATATTATGCCATTAAGGTCTTTAGATGAATATAAACGAGCAATTAATAGTAAGCAAGGGGCGGTTCAGAAGGGGAAGAGATTTTCAGACATAGTTAACCAATTAGGCTATAAAGAAGTTTTAGCCAGCAATAATCCATTTATTTAATCAAATTATGACAGACGTAGTTAAGAGAGATATACCTGCAGCTAGATGGGATAACGACTTTTTTACTGGTGCCCAAGTAAATGTGTATTTTGGAGACGTTTGGGTAGACGACATTGTATCTCTAAGCTTTAGTTTAGAACAAACAAAGAGACCTATTTATGGTTATGCTTCTCAATATTATGATGCTGTTGCTAAGGGTAAAATTTCAGTAAGAGGCAATTTTACAATTAATTTTAAAGAAAATGGATATTTATATGTTATACTAGATTATCTGAAGAATAATTTTTATACTAAAGAAGAAAAAGGTGGTTCTTCAGAAACTTTGCAAAAAGCATTTTTTATGGAAAAGGCAGAGTCTGGTCGAGGTGATGCAAAGGTAATTTCTAGGAATATAGAAAATATTCTTGAGAAAAAATCTTCAGGAGCCGAAGGATTTGATAGATTAACATATTTTTTAAATGCCGATATGTCTAAATTTGAAGATTTAGCTGAAGCATATGAAGATAGTGTATGGTCAGATGAAGGGGTTTCTGTAAAGACTATTGGAGGCATCAATAAAAAATACAAAAGACCAGATGAATTTGGCCCTTTTGATATTATTATTACTTACGGCGATATTAATGCCAGCAAGGAAGATCATACAGTAAAGAGGATTACAGGTGTTGAGTTATTGGGGGCGTCTCAAATAGTAAATTCGGACAGTGAGCCGATATATGAAGCATACCAATTTATAGCTCGCAATATTCTTTAGGAGGTTTTTATGTCTAAAGCAGAAAAAGATTTAGATGTCCAGGCTGAAGAGCAGGTAGAAGGTAGTAAAGAGGCAGTAGATCCTATTATGGCTGCATTTGAGAAGATGGAGAATGGTCCATCTAAAGAGCAAATAGAGCTATGGAAAAATGAACATAATGGGGAGGTTTATATCTCCGCTTTTGATGAAGATGAAATTTATGTTTGGAGACCATTGTACCGTCTTGAGTATAAGAATATTATCAAGATGGTTAAGGACCCAATTATGGCAGACGAGAAGATGCTAGAGAAGTGTTTACTTTTTCCTAGAGTCACTCCAGAGTTTTTATCTATGACTAAAGCAGGTACTATTGAAACTATGGCTGCACAAATTAGGGAAGTTTCTAATTTTGTTAATCCAGAAACTGCCATTGGGCTTGTACGTAAGCTTTAAAATGTAAAGGATGCGTTTATTTGAAGAAAGGTATGGTATAGAATTCCAGGACGGGGAGTTTATAGTTTTTAAACTCCTCTCCTGGGGTCAATATAGGCGCTACAGAGAAATTTATTTTTCTAATCCTGATGCTCTTCCTGAAATAGAGGAAGAGATTTTTGATTTATGCGTATATAACGCTCATTTATATGATAAAAACTATCTAAAAGCTGGGACTGTCTCTACTGTCGCATATGCAATACTTAAATTATCAGGCCCAAATAGTTTAAAAGACGTAGAAGAATCTTTAACAATAGCTAGAAATAATATTAGTGATGTTGGGTATCAATTGGCTGGATTTGTTTGCAAGGCATTTCCTGCATATAAATTAAGCGATATTGACGACTTAACGTGGCATGAATTTATGAATCTCGTTGCATTATCGGAGCAGATATTAGGTAAGGACATAGATTTTAATCAAAACCAATCTATGCAGAACCAACATCAATACAACTATGTAAATAAGAAATTTCATAGGTAGGATTTTTTGTTATGCCTCAACCTACTCCTTTAATCCCTGTTGATCCTGAAGAAAGAAAAAAGAAAGGGATGCCGTGGGGGGCTGCTACTACAGCAGCCCTTATTGCTGGGCATGATCTAATAGAGATTCCTCTTATTAAGAGGTGGTTTTCTGCTAGATCTGGAATAAGGAGCTCAAGATTAACTTATCTTAATTTAGGTCTTTTTATAGCCCCCAATCAGCGTCCTGCTGGTATACAAAGTTTTAGAGATTTAACTGGCCGTTCAGAAGCTCTCGTTAAAGATGTTATTTATGAGGGCATAAGGCGACTAGAAGAGACTCCTACTAGAATTTTCCGCACTTTTGAATTATCTTCTTTATTTTCGACCATTGTATTTAGGGACACTAGCGGTGCAGTTGCTAGGTTTTCTGGAGAAGAAGCCTTAAAGTTACGTAAATATGTTACTCGTTTAGCCGGCAGAGATATTGGAGTAGAAGAAATAGCTGGCGGCATGAGAGTTATTAAAGGCTCTTTATACGGAGTCAATGTCAATGGAGAAATAGGCAAAGAGCCACTCGTCAAATTTGTAACATTCATGCAGCGCAAATGGACTCCGTATCATGAGAAAATTAAAGGAGCCAGGCAAGAAAGACTTTCTCATTACAGCAAATTAGCCAAAGAATACGAGGCTATGATTGCTGGAGAGGACTTTGGCAGAATAGCTGCACACAGGGGCGAAAGCGACTTTTTACTTTTGGTAGGTGGACGTAATCGCTCTGAAAGTTCTATGCGCACAATCAATGCCTTTTTGAGAGTGCAAAGTAAGAAATTTTTTCATTTGCTTGACGATCCTTTTGAAGCTTTACAAGAGATTACAGGCGTTGTTAGCAAAAGGTTAGGTCGCGGTTCTCGTCTTTGGGAAAAAATAGGCATTAGGGGTAAATTAGGTCTAGCAGGTGATTATTCTGGGTCTCTAGCTGAAATGTGGGCCAGATGGCTTTTGCCTGGCAAAGGTAAAATGGGATGGAGGCTTGGTGCAATTGGAAGCTTTGTAGCGCTGCCTTTTATTTATAAAATAGCAGAAGCGCATTTAAAGGTCCCTAACACCATTCTGGAGGAAGGCCCGACAGCAGCATTGGCCACCTTATATGCTAAGGGGGATATTTTAAGAGGTCAAGTTAGTGAAGCTTTAGGAATACAAAGCTTCATTGAAAAACAAGAAGAATTAGCGCCGGGATCTACAAAGGGCATAATGTCTTACTTAGCATTCCCTGCCTCGTTCGCTATGACGGGCGCTGTGGCCTCCGGAGCCCTTACCATGACCCATCGGTTAAGTAAGGGTATGTTAGGGGCTAGAGAGGAGGCTCAGGCCCTCAGAAGGCTTTCTGGGCCGCTAGGTAAGCTTATAAAGAAGAGTTTGCCGAGAGCTCATCGTTGGGCATATTACGGAGCTGCTATTGGAGCTATTGCTGCTGCTCCATTTGCTTTGGGTGCTGCCTTAGCGACAGTATTTGGACGCAAGCCAGTGCAGCAGCGAAAAGAAGAATATGCAGGAATTAGAGAAATACCAATCCGTAAAGGCAGATGGTGGGAAGCTGGAAGAACTCCTTATGAAGGCGGGCGCATTCTTACATATGCACCGCACTTTGTCGTAAGGGCCAGAACTCACGCTAAAGAGAAGGCATTGTATGGAGAGTACTGGGATAAACCGATTACTCGACTATTTAAATCTATAGTTGATCCTTATTGGCTTGAGCGTATGCATAATGAAGATAGACCATATCCAATATGGGGGCCATCTGATCCAGGGTTAGGATTTTTGGGTACAATATGGCAGCATACATTAGGGGCTCTATTCAAGCCGCCAGTTTATGTAAATCAGGACAAGTATATTACTGAATCAGGAGAATATATCGATAGAGACACTAATTTAAAATATGAACCATCCTATCGTTTAGGTGGAGAATTACCAGATATGCCTGAGCCTAAGACTGGCTGGAAATATGCACTCTCAGAGATAAAGAGAAGGCTAGCTGATACATTTGGATTGACTGGTTTTGCCTTAGAGTCTGTAGAAGAGAAAATGACTGGCAGCACAGACCTATTTGAAGATAAAAGGTTTTTAGCTTCTTCTGCAGAACTAGATTCAACAGCTGCAGATTTCTGGGGATTGCACCTTGGCGGAGGTCTTACAACAACTGAAGCATTACGTAGGATCTATTTTAAAGAACGTCCTAATATAGAAGTTGTTAATCCTGCTGAAAACAATATGCCATCATGGCTGCCAGGTGACGATTATATGGTTAATTTCCATACTGGAAATCCTTATACAAAAATCCCTATGGGTGAATATGTTTTGCCAGGACCAGCATATGAGGAACTTCACCCAGAGTTAAAAGGTGTCCCTTATGAAGACTACCCGCTAATCCATAAATTGAATATTCTTAAGAATGTAGCTGTTTATAGTAAAGAATTTACTGAATATGCAAAGACGGCTAAACGTATTATAGCTGAAGGGAAAGAGGACCAGGCATATATAGAGCAGCTTAATAGTATTTTGGAGCAAGCTGCTCAAATGAAAAAACTTGAAGTGCAAGAGATCCCTGATGATAATATTATATCTTCTTATTGGAGTCTTTTAAATGAATCTGCTGCTAACCCTACAGAATATTTAACTCCTATTGCCCCTATTCATAAATTTGTCCATACAATGGGGCCTATAGATACATATAGAGATACGCAGATTCTTTCAAGTGAAGTTACTTTGTGGAATAAGCCTTATGAGCATTTTATAAAGCCTGCTATTAGACATTTGTTTGGTGTAGCATATGATGATTATGTTCCTAAAGAAGTAAGAGAAAGGCAGAATTTATCTGATTATTTTGAAGCTTTAAAATATATCAAATATAAAAATCTTCTTAACATTGCTAAAGAACGTGGGCTGCCAAGTTACTTATATGAAAGAAGAGTAAAATCTAATTTATTTGGCATTAGCTCTGCATCAAGAGAAGATGATTTATATTATGCATTACCAAGGATTGATAAAAAATTCTTTGAATTTTTTATCAATGCGGAAGGGGAAGAACGCGAGGAGATCAGTAATTTAGTTTCTCCCATGATAGCTAGGGCCTATAATATATTTTGGGCAAAGCATGATGGAAAATCTTCGTATATTCCGGCATTTACAGCATCTGACGTAGAAGAATATTTGGAAGATAAACCGATTCCTGGACCTAATTGGATAGGCTGGGACAGTGATGTAGATTTAGAAGATATAAAACTAAAGCTTCTAGAAAGAAATTTTGAAGATTTTACGGAGTATGACATTTGGGGGGACCAGATTAGAGCATCTAAAAGGAAGCCTTATTTAGAAAGGGCTTTAGATGAGTTTAATGTCAAGAGGTCGAAAGCAGAAGTAAAGAAGCAAATAGAACAAATGTTATATGGCAATGGTTTAGAAAATGTAGAAGTTTTAGTCGATGATTATACTGGGGAAAATGTTATATTTTTTGAAGGGAAGGATTCTCAAGAAAAGTACCTGAGATCGCAGATGAGAGATATGGGATTTTTTAGTTAATCATGACTGAAAATAATGACTCTGGGCTAAGAAGTAGAATTCGTAATACTGCTGTTTTAGGTGCTGCTGTTGGCGGCAGTTGGCTTAGCTTGCAGTATCTTGCCACAAGAGGGGTACATCTTGGCAGAGCTTCAGTCGCTAGCAAAAGTGCAAAGAAAATTAAGACAGCTGTAGAAAGCTTTGATGCTAAAAAGGCCTCTGAAGAGATCTTAGCGCTTTTAGAGCACCCAGATTTGTTTGAGTATCAAAAAACTGCTGCTCATGCAGCAGCTATCAGCATGGCCAAAAAACGATCTGGTGTTGTGCGAGAGTTTTCTACATTATCTGACGCTATAGCTTATGGCGAAACTAATGTTTCATTCCAGAAAAACTTGTTAAGTGCTTCAAGAGAATTAGAGAAGACGTTATTTGAAGAAGTAAGACATAGGGAAAAGTATTTAAAATCTCCTTTACGTTTCGCTACTACAGATTATATTTCTAAGCCGTTAGTAAAGCAATCTTCTGGATTTTATCTTTTTGCCGAAAGGCGCGGATCTTGGTTTAACGATATAACTAAAGCTATTTCAGATATACCAGGGCTTAAGAATAGACAGGATATTAGCGCTTTAGCGCAAAGTATGGCGGATGTTGCAGCTTCTATAGCTGGCACGAGTAATATTTCTGTAAAGTTTTATGCTGCTGATATGCTGCACGGTGGTCAGATACAGAGAGAAATTATTGGTGTCGGGTTTCTCAGAAATAATACCAATGAAGCATATTTTCCTATTTTAACTGCTAGCAATAAATATGTTGTTGGTAGAAACCAAACAACTATATATGCTCCCAAGCGTGTAGTAGTAGACCCAGATATGTTTGTAGAAACTCTTGGGGCTAAAGGACATGTAGGTTTAGACGTGTACCACATGTCTAAGTTTGTCGAACAATATAAGACTAATACCAATATAAACAAGCTCGCGCGAAGCACTCAATTAGATGTAATGAGGCATGCTGTTTATTCTGATGATTATGGTAGATTTAAGCCTTCTTTTACAAGAAATAGTGTACGTGACGTTATAAGGTCGTCAGGATTTGTTTTCCCGACAATTTCACAGACTGCCTTTATTCAAAAAGCTGAGGAGTTAATAGAGAGGGGGGTTGACATTGGCGGGATTCCTGGTCAGCATATTGCTAAAAATACGTTATTCTTAAATTTGAATAAATATTATATGTTTGGTGATACTGGCGATCGTGATAAGTTCATGCGAATGATAACGCGCGATGTATCTTTTGACCCAGGTCGAGCTCAGAGGCTAATGCAGCATGGAGTAGATATGAGACCTATTGTCATGTCTGCTGATTTAGCTAATTTGATGAAGCAAGAAAATGATTTTTTGCCTCGGTTTACTAGACTTGGGGTTTCTGAAGATAGATTAAGGGAACTTTTAAAGAGACATGGGCTTGAAGACTTTATGCCCACTGAAGATGAGTTTATTGCTCCGCAAAGTATTAGAGGTCGCTATATTGCCGAATCTGCTGGTACATACACTCTTTCTTCTGATACGCCGATTAGAGAAGAGCTTATTAAGGTAGCGAAGGGAGAGCAGAGCGGCGATATCTTCTTGCATGAAGGTGCTTTTCTTGGGGTTTCTCCGGAGGGTCGGGCTGTCACAACTAAAACAGCTGGAGAAAAAATAGAGAGCGTTGTCATGAATGACGACGGGACTGTTAAGATAGTGACGCGTAGAAAAAATGTTGGTACAGATATAAAGTTTTATGGGATGAATACCAAGCTTACTGGAGGCCACCAGGGCTTTATATCTAACAAGAAGTTTCGCGCTTTAGTTAAAGATATTTTAAGGGAAGATGTCGGCATAGAAAGTGGCCATGTTATATCTAGATTAGCCAGAAACATAGAGGGTATTTCTATAGGTGCCCCTAAATCATCGTATGGTCATGCCCAAGTTGAAATGCGTCTTGCTAATATACTGAGGATAATGGAGACGTCTGAATTGAGCAAAGAACAGTTTGAGCATGTTAGCAGACAGTTATATGCCCTTGGGATTAAGGCTTCAAGTGACAACTTAGTTTCTAAGTATGTTGTTGAGAATAGTAGGCTTAATACAGACCAGATAGCGCAACGCCTAAATGCGATTGAATCGTCCTTAGAAGAATATACAGGCATTAAAATGGCTAAATTAAGTAATGTTCTTTTCCATGATATTGTCACACGCGGCGAACATCTTGTTTTGCAGGGCGCTGGTAAGCGTGCTACTCTTAGTAGGCAGACTCAGGCTGTCTTAGACACTCTAGCAAGAGACGAAGAGCTGGGGCAATATTATGCTGCTATTAAAGAAGATGTAGCATCTAGGATGAACCTTAAACCTGAGAATTTGCGTGAGGTAGCAAAATCTTATTTAGCTGTGGATCGCATAGATGCTACTCCTGTGACGAGCGCTTATGAAAAGTATAAAAAAATGTTTGGTGGCGATATTGATGAATTTTTAGACTATATTTATGATCAGGATATAGATGTAAGGCGCGAAAATTTGGCGGCGTTAGGTATTAAGGATGAAATGATTGGCCTTGGCACTACGCTAAGGACAGAAACAGGTGTATCATTATCGGCCCTTAGAATTAGTACAGATCCATCAGGGTATACTGGAATGATGTCGATAAGTAGCGGCCGTCCGTTTCATAAGTCTCTCGATAAGGCTGGTAGATCTTTGTTGAGGGCTGTACTTGTCGAAGGTGTTGAGGGCGAAATGCCATTTGCTGTAGAAGAGGCATTAACTAATTATATTGATGAGCTAACGAATGTAGCTGGCAAGAATTTGTTAAAAAGTGCTTATTCAGGGAAAGTGTTTGGGTCTGCGTTACTGAAGGCAGCTGGCTATAGAGGAGGCCGTATAGAAGGGTTTAATCAGGATTATGCGATTATTGTACATAGAGATATTTACCGTAAAATGCTTGAAGATATGGGGCTGCAAAGGGGTGAAATAGCGAGGAGGCTTAAGCAAGCTTCTAAGACTGGGGATTACGCGTTGTTAACAAAAGACCCTACATGGGGAAGGATGAAAACTCCAGTTGTTAGAGTTTATACAAATAAGGCTGCAGGCCTTAAAAAGATGTCGAAGCATAATGTATTGGTCAGCGAACGCATATTAGGGTTAATTGAATCAGAAGTGCCAGTAGGGACACATATTGATACAGACGGTGACATTTTAAATATTTTGCCGTTAAAAACTGCAACATCAAGAAATGCTGCAAAGGTATTACTTGGTCAAAAAGGTCAAGGTAAGCTGTTTGAAATGATGGATGAATTCTATAAAAACATTCATGTTTCTACATTTGATGCTAAAAAGAGCGTGCAGTATTTTGATCCTGAAACTGGCCTGGTAAGGAAGGAAATTTTAAAAGGGCAGTTTAGAAAAGCATTAATGTCAAAGTCTGAAGTTGGTAAGATTACAAACAAAATTGAGCTATTAAGGGCGTCATTATTAAATTCTCCTTCTGTAACGCCGAGACAACTTAGTTTGCTTGATGCTTGGTCAACCGAAATGATTGAGCGCGGTATTCTTGCTAAGCATATTTCACCTGAAGAGATTAGTAAGTACAATATTTTAAACGACCTAGAGTCTGCTGTTGAATCTTATAGAGACCCAGATCAGGCATTTAAGCATTTAGTTTCTGCTACTCGCAAGGTGTACAATATCGCAGATATGCCAGAAGAGACAATTAGAAGTGCTTCTGTCATTAAAGATGCGAAAGGCAAATTGTTTAATATGGCTGCCTATAGAGAGCAAGAGGTAATGCTCAGAGAGATGGCTAAGCAGATGGTTGCGTTTAAGAGTTCCGCTGAATACAGAGCATTAGAAGAAGTGCATAGCTTAGCTGGCAGTAATTTTAAGAGTAAGCAAAGATTTTTTGAGAGAGTTGCTGATCTATCTGATACATCTTCTGTTGGCGCTAGGGCAAGAGCTTTTGTTGGCATTCCTGAAGAAGGTGTTGGGGCGGCAAAGAAAGTCACGAAAGCCTTAGAAAAAGAAGCTGGCCTTTTTCAAGGTATAGCTATTTCTACTTTGCGCAAGTATAAGCGGCCTATAGGATTGGCTGTTGGTGTTTTGGCTGGTTTAGGAATGATGATGTCTAAACCAAGCGATTTAGATATAGATACTTTACAAACAGAACACGCTGAGCCTATGCCTGCTAAAGTTCCTATGGGTGGGCATAATCTACCTGTTGGACAACGTAACGGATATAAGATACGCATTCGTGCCAAAGGGGATGGGCATGATTTTGGTCATTTAGGTAGAAAAGCTGCAGATATTGCAGGTGGTGGGAGAGTTCATGTCTCCGTAAGTGATACAAGAAGAAAACTTTATAAAGAAGATTTAGAGAAGCTTATTTATGCATAATAACTACTTCAAAATAAACGATATTGAATTAGCAGTTTCACCGTCCAATATTCGTGTAGATAAAAGTACAAAGAATATAAAAATTCCCATTGTACGCGAGTCAGAAGCGGTAAAGAACCGTAGTGGACACGGTGACATAAACGTGTCTTTTGATGTAATATTTTCATACAACGAAAATATTACATCATCATCTAAACATAATGACATCAAGAATGACTTATTGAAGATAGTAGCTCAGCTACAGTTAACTCCATTTTTCATAGTAGAAAATGAATTTGTTACTAAATCTATAAAGCCAGAGTACCAAGATTCAGAGCCTTTAATGTTGGTGCTCAATAATATGTCTATCTCTACTTCTCCTGAGTTACACAATTCCATCATTGCCCAATTTAATTGTTTTTATGTAGAGCATTCTGCATTTACTCCATTTTTGTTTTTCAAAAGAACGGAGACATCTGGGGCGGATGAGAAGCCAGTAAAAATCAGCGAAAGTGGGGCATGGAAGGCATTTTACAAACCGTATTGGGATCGATTGAGAAGTATGGCTCCGTCATCCTTTAATGGGAGTTGTCATTTTCTTTTTCCTGTATTAATAAACGAGGATGGTAATGTAACTTTTGGCACAACAGGGTTTGATATCGATGGGACACAGGTCCCGGTGTCTGTTACTGTGAATTTCTATAATCGCCTAGCAGTAATGCCTTTTATAGGTCTTGAATATCCAGCTTATCAGTACATGGGTGGATCAGATAGAGAGGTTTTTATAACAATTGAAGATGTTAGTGGGCGAGACCAAAAGTTTAAAGACTTGCTTAAGTTGTTACAGCATTTTAATCAACTTGCTATAAATGATAGACAAACAGCTGGCAATGATGCAATAGTTGTAAAAAATGATATTCTAAATATGCTTGGAATAGAAGAGGTTATTTGTGAAAGCGTTTCAGTAGAGACTCATCCGTCTGAACCAGAGACTTCAATCATTAATTTACATTTATTGTCTCATAACATAGATAAAGTAAAAGAAGCAGAAAGTCTCGAACGCGAAGAATATAATACTGTTGAGTCATTAGTTGAAGAGATTATAGATAACTTCATTAATTATACAGACGCATCTATTGTAAGGCGTAAAGTGACAGATTCTGTATATGATGATACGTTTTTGTTAAATTATGATTTTGAAAGAAGTGTTTTTGTGATGACATCTGGCATACCAGATTTGCCAGCTCCATTAGACTCATTATTTGAAGATTTTAAGAAGACTTTATCAAACATATATTCAGGATCTATAGTTTATAAATTGCGTGATGATTTTTATGATTTTATGAATCATGTTGACGACGCTGTTTTTGGGATTAAGACTAAATTAGGCGTTGGTCCTTCTATTTATAAAAATAAAGATAATGAAGCAAATAGTGCGGCAAGACGTGTTCTTACTGATTTTGCCTTTAAGGCATTTCATGTTTTGAAGGATTACCCAGATGCTTATCCTGAAATGAAAATTATAGCAGAGAAAGTCGACTATGAACTGAAGCATGGGATGAGAAAAAATGTCCAGCCGTGCTATCCTGATATAGTCCCAGATGATATCAATAAAAACCCAGACGATTACTTTTTTTACAGTGGTTCGCTGAAAGAAATAATTAAAGAAGCGAAATTGTTTGGTGCAGATGCTATTTCTAAAACATTTGATGCAGTTGAAGACTTTACTGACAAGAATGGCATCCACTGGGATTTTTCTGGTCTTTCTAGTGGTGACAAGGCGTCGATTAATAATATTAAGAGTTCATTAAGCGGCGATGGCGTAACAATTACAGATGGTAGGCCGGCTGAATTTATTTCTAAGCATAAGAATCAGGGTAGATTTACAAAAACTTCCATTGTCGATAAGGAGTTATTCCTTGACGGCTATAATGACACATCTATGTCATTAAAAGCTGAAATGAATGCTACCCATCGATTCGATAAGGCTTCATTTAAATCACAGTTTGAATTAATTGATTTCCCGGATGATTTTATGACCTTTAGAAAGGCATACCCAACATTTCGTTTATATTTTATTGAAGAATATTCTCAAAAAACAAGAATGCGTAAATTAGACGATAAGTTTGTCTATAGAGCAATAAAAGAAATTAGAGTTATAAGATCTAGGAAAAACCCGATAGATACTGCAATTATCCAATTGAGTAATGTAGATGGATCATTTTATATTAGAAATTTTAAGCGCAATGACCTAAAGGGTACATATGCAAAAGAGCTTGTCCGTGGGAAATATGACTATAGAGGGCATGACGTTTATTCATCCGACAATAAAAAAGACAATTTATTAGATGAAAAGCCTATCTTCCAAGAGGGTTCTGTAATCCAGATACGATTGGGATATGATAACAACCCAGATAAATTGACTACGGTTTTAAATGGCAAAATAACAGAAATAGACGGTGACGGGTTTGGTATTATTACGATTGTTGTTCAAAGTTTTGGGTATGAACTCTTGGAAGATACTTGGGGGACTCCTGGCGATGGCATGAGTCTTGGCGGATGGTTTAATAATACAACTCCTTCTATTATCACGGAGATTTTGAGCAGTCCTTCTATTACACACTTTGGCAGGTGGACTTATGGATATACTAAAGAAGTAGATCCTGATGAAATTGAGCGTAAAGCAAGGCATTCTATGTTGCCGAACTTTATCGTAAGGCATATTTACAGATGGATCGATACGCCCAAGGATGACAATATCTTCGCTCCTTATGAAAGCTTTTATCGTAAGTATATAGAAGATTTTGCTATATTGCGTGGTTGGAAAGATTATTATTCATATGGATATACAACTTGGGATATATTGAAAGACATGGAGCGTAGGTGGCCTGGGTATGTATGTCAGCCAGTACCTTATGAAAACAGAATGACATTGTTTTTCGGTATCCCTAGCATGGGGTATTGGTTTAGGGATGACAGCTATATAGATAAAATGGAACGAGAGTCTACGTTAGCATCTTTACAAAGGAAATACAAGTCTATCAGGTCATCAATTGAGGCTGCTGACTCTTTTAGTAAGAAAGGTATTCATGGGGTTTCGGAAGAGGCGTATAAAATCGCCGATAGAGTTATTAGAAAAGTAGGGCGGTGGAAATCTTTCCGAGATTATCATATGTTAACTTCTGAACATGATATTTTATCGAATGGAGTTAAGACTTCTTCAAAAAATACATACAACGGCGTAAGAATTATATATGATAATGATTTTTGGAGAGAGGAAGAATTTGATATAAACAATTTACAATCAGAATTTACCCTTAAGCCAAATAAGCATATTCCTGATGAGGAGATAACATATCAAGACTTTTTTGAGGCTAATGTTATTGGAGATGATGGGGCAAGAGTTTGTGCAATTTCAAGGTTATTAGATGGTCTAAGAGACTTGTATACAGGAGAAATAGCTTTAATAGGCAACCCAAGAATTAAACCTTACGACATATGTTTTATTTACGATTCATATAACGACATAGCTGGTCCAGTCGAAGTCGAGCAGGTTGTTCATATATTTAATCAAGAGGATGGGTTTATTACATTATTAACTCCTGATTTATGCGCGTATGCAACAGAATATGCATCTAGTACTTTTATAAGCGGTGTTGGTACAACGTTTATGAAAGTCTGGGATAAATTAGCGAATGCTACCGACAAACTAATAGACAAGTATAAAACTGCGATAGTTAATGACGATACTTTTCTCAAGACTGGGATGATTGGTGTAGGTGCCTTTACTGGAGATAGGGTGATACAAACTTCGTTAGCTGCTATGTTTACTCCATCCTCGATGGCTATCTTGAGTATAGGCAGTTTATTTATGCTTAATGTGCTTTATGATTGGGATGTTGGTCGTTATCCTATTCAGGTATTTCCTCTGTTATTTAAAGATAAACCTTATATTTTAGGTCTCCCAGATTGGTCAGAAACTAGCTTGTGGCAAGATATTTCTGGTGAATGGAAGTTCCTTACCTCTGGCGTTAAGAAGTTTTGGGAATCTGAGATTAAAGAGCCTTCTAAACAATTTGGTGCGTTTAATATTTTAAGTGAAAGGTTCAAGAGATTTCTTGGCGAGATGTTTCTTGGTAACTAGAAGAGCCTTCTATAATATACCTAGAGGTTATGATGTTGAAAAAAGAGAATTTTTCGATAAAAAATGATAATAATGATGTTGTTCGTGCTGTTTTTGGCAGGGTTTATGATTATAAATTTGACGACGAGGGTCATGCTGTTAAAGTAGCAGCATCAAACCCGCCATTAGATTGGGATCACAAAAAGCATGGACCGTACTTAATCGGGGCGGAATTTACTAATAGGGAAGGGTTGTGGATACCGTTTTATAAGAATATTACAGAGGTTTTGAAGGATTGGCAACCAGCTAAGGGTGATGGTGTTATTGTATGGATTTTTGGCAAGCCAAACAGCAATCCAAATAAATATAGAGCAGAAAGTTTTAATTTAAGTCACACGAAACAAAATAAAAAAGATGCAGAATTATTTCAAAATGGCGGGATGATGTTTTGGGCTAATTTATGAGCGGATATGAAAACAGTGCCTTAATTTGGAAGAAACCAGGACGCAATGCTGGCATGGCAGTCGGTGATAATTTTGCTCTCATGCAAGGCGACCCTAGTCATGGTTTTATATCTTCTGAACAAGGAAATGTAATAAAAGGAAATACTCATTTTGTTGGTGCGCCACATGAGTTTTCGTTTAGTGGTTTATGGACCTTTAACCCGTTGTTATTATCAACTGTGCCATCTACGATAATGACGCCTATGAGCGTTTTAGTTTTTAATAAAAATGCTTTATCTGGGTTCGACCATATAGCTAAGAGCGTTTCAGAGCACATGAGTTTATTGTTATAATTATGGCAAATATAGATCTTTATTCAAACGAATTCGGTGATATCCTAGTCTCTAATGGAGATTTTGTATCTACGTCAGAAAATGAAGAGAGGACTTACATACAACAAGTTATTGCTCGTATGTTATCTTATCCTGGCGATTGGACTGTATATCCTTGGCTTGGGGCTGGGCTTTCTTCTTATCACGGGAGGTTAAATACCAGAGAAACTGCTCGTGACATGGAGTCCGATATAACAAGGGCCTTAACGGAAGATGGGCTAATTCCTAAAGTAGCATTAACTGTGAAAGTTGTACCTTTAACACATACTTCAGTAGGTGTTTTCATTAAAATTAAGGGCATTACAAATGCTCTTGCTTTTATGTTTAACCTTGAAGATGGGGAGATTAAATTAAATTGAAGCTTATAGGTAAAAATTTTGATGAATTAACTGCGGAATCTATTAATGATTTAGTAGGCAATACCGTATTTTCTCATATTTCTCCTGCTTCTAATGTAAGAGCGATTTTAGATGTTATAAATAGACAATTAGAAACTAATTATGTGATTCTAGATACTGGGATCGCTTTGTCATTTTTATCTACTGCGTCTGGTGAATATTTAGATAATATTGGCGAAATGTTTGGGCTTAGCCGTAAGCAGGCCACCAAGTCAAGTGTTAGTAAAGCTTCGAAAATCCAGAAGTTTTATGTTGAATCAGGTACATTTGGCGGCATTAATAATTCGCAAGATATAACTATTCCTATTGGCACAGTAATATCTTCTGAACCTAATCAGGGTGGTGTTAGGTATGTTACGACAGAAGCTGTTACATTAAATGCTAGTGATAGCGAAGGATGGGTAAGTATAAAGAGCATAGATGAAGGTTCTGCTTCTCATGTTGGTAAAGAGATTTTATCATTCCATAACTTTACAGGTTATGCAGACTCAAATAATGATTCATTGTTAACATCTAATATAGCTAGCATTAATAATGGCAGCGATGCAGAAACTGATAACAATTATAGATATAGAATAAGTAAATATGTAACATCTTCTGAGGGAGCTAACGAAACTGCTATTCGTTTGGCTATGTTAAGTATTCCTGGGGTTAGTGATGTAAAGATTGTTCCATACGTAAGAGGACTCGGCTCTTTTGATGTTTTTATCAAGTCGACTACTCCTGAAGTGCCAGATGATCTAATTAGCACTTGTCAAGAAATATTAAATCAAGTAGCTGCTTATCCAGTAGATGCTCAGGCTAAGAAGCCTATTACAGTTGGGGTATCTTTTGAGTTGACTATAGTTTATAATGTAAGTACTGTTACAGATTCAATAAAGCGAGAAGTTGAGAATAATGTAAAATTGGCATTGGAAGATTATGTTAATAATCTTGATATAGGTGAGCAATTAGTTTTGAACCAGGCCTTGTCTAAGGCGATAGAGGCAGACGATAGGGTTTTATCTATCGGTAAATATGGGAAGGCATTCGACAATTTAACTTTATACCGAGAATCTAAATTTTCAACAAATAAGTTGGCAGTTAGATTAATGAATGACTATAAACCGCTTTTTAACGAAAAGCTAATTATTGAACCGACGTTAGAAAATCCTATTATTTTTAATTAGGTTTGGAGGTTTTTTCATGGCCATTTATAAAATTGTAGGAGCCTGCAATAATGGTGGAGGCAAGAATGTTTTTAAGGTTACATTCCAGGGCGCTCCTCTTACAGCTCCTCCTGTTTTGGAAGCGTGGGATGATGTAAGTATGACATCAACCTCAAATGAGATTTTTACTGGGACTGTTGGGAATGCATTTCAGCCAATGGTTGCAGCCATTGATACTAGTGACACTATTTCTGCCCCTGGGGCAGGGTGGGTCGATTCTATAGTGCCTGGAGCTGGAAGTCAGTCTAGTAATCTACTTAAGGGAAATGACCAGACTGTTGTTCTTGATGGTGGCACAGGCAGAGTCCCTGCGGCTAATGAATATGTTTTGTTTAATTTAAATTTACGCATACCATCTGATACGTCTGTTCCGTCAAATGGTGCTTTAGATTGTGTTTTTGTTGTGCGATATTATTATTCAGATAACACTCCAGTAATAGAATGGGCAGCTAATAATGGAGGTACTGATACCGTCCCGAGCTGGACTGCTATCAATACTGGCACTGAGGTATTGCGCTTTACTGATACTGGCGTCAATTCGTCTAATCTCACACTAACTCTTCCAGTATCTGGAACTAAAGATTCTGGAGAAGCATGGATAGACAATGCATAAGCTAAATGGATGGGAAGTAAAAGCAAAAGATGGCACAATGTTGTCGTCGAACTTTTGTTCATGGAGAGATATTAATAAAGACATAGATAAACTATTTATTAAGATAGATGATGAAGTTTTCACAATTTCTGGATATGATAAATACTTTTATGTAGTAGAGGGGATTGCCTTTGTTGGGATGCAAGGTGTCCCAAATAGAGTGTTATTCGGTGGAATAAAAAATAATATCTGCGATATATATTCAATTGACATCAATACTTCTCAGTTACGGGTGATAGAGCATCGCAATGTTAACTTCCCATTTACTGCGGATATACTTAAGTAAGGAATCTAAAAATGGCTTTAGTTGGGCTTGGAGGAAATACTTCTGCTCTTGCATCTAATTCTGGCCTATTAATTAATTTCGGCAAAATTAGTGGAGATGTTTATGGTCTAGGGAATATAAATGGTGCTTTAAAGATTTCGTTGGTTGGATCTGTTTCTGCTTCAGGTGATATAGAGACGGCAACCGGCGGCCTTGGGTCTGTAGTAGCTCTTGATCAAGGGCAGACGCAGGCCTTTTTATTTATAGATGGCATAGTTAGGAAGAATGAATTTTATAATATTGATGGTGCCGTTAAGGCCACTAGCAACACAGATGCGTCTCAAAGTGTAAAGCTATTTATTCAAAATAATACCTTTTATGGCACTTCTAGAGCTATTTGTAGATATTTAAGGTCTGGCGAATTTACATCGTGGAGCTTAAATGATGTACCGCAAAATAAATTGAGTGGTGTCAGCAAAGGTCTCCATAGATCTACATCAGTTTATATTAATGGGAATGGTTCATTAAATAATGGCTGGCAACTGACAGATATTTATAGCAAAAATGACGGCAGCAGTATAGTTGTATCAGAAAGTAGCAATACTCCTGGATTCACAGTAGAGATTCTATTTTCTGATGTTAAATACTTTGATTCCGTAGCTGCATATGTTTATTATGACGGCACAAGTGGGCATAATATTAATGTAGATATTTATGACTATTCTCAGTCTTTGTGGCATAATTTAGGAAGCTTTTCTGACCAAAGTTCTTTTACTGATTTAAGCTATCAAATACAGAATTGTAGCGACTATATTAGTTCAAGTGGCACAGTATTACTTAGGTTCAATCATTCATCTACCGGCGATAATACACATACGTTGTCTATAGACTTTGTTGTTCTAGGAGATTCGTCTGATACGGTCCTTGAATGTGACAGTAATGCTTTAGGATATTTTGGCGCAACTAGTGCGCATCAAAATATCGGAGGCAAATGGTATTGGGAAATATATATAGATAGAATAGGCGGTAGCCAAGAAATAAGTGTAGGAGTTGTAAACAAAGATTTCTTATTTAATGGACATGTTGGAGTATCAAGCGCTAGCTGGGGATACATAGCTAAAACAGGTAATTCCTATCATGACTCAGTGTTGTCGGCATATGGTCAGACTTTTACCGAGGGTGATGTTGTTATGGTCGCCCTGGATGCTGATAATCATAAGATATGGTTTGGTAAGAACGGGGTATGGCAAAATGGTGGTGACCCGAGCAATGGCATCAATGAAGCATTTAACGATGTCAGTGGAGAAATATATGCAGCCGTTGTTTTCAGAGAACAAGACGATAAAGTTACCGCAAACTTTGGTTCTGGTGTATTATCTTTTGTATATTCACCTCCAACAGGATTTAATGCTGGGTTTATAGGAGAGCCTCCATTTGAATATCTAGATAGCAACGTAGCTTCATTAGGTGGGATTTATTCTGATAGAATATTTATTGATTATAGTATTGGTGGTGATGTTTCTGCATCTGGGTATTTTTTTGATACTAATGCTAGGCCGCTTGGAGAGGCTGCTACTAGTGCTACTGCTAGTTTTGAACCTGCGCTTGGTAAAATTTTTACTTTAGGGTTATCAGAAACAGCTTCTATATGCAATGGTGATGGAGCTTTAGGTCTATCAATTAATCTTATTAATGGCTTTGTTACATCAAATGCTTCTACTCTTGGGGACTTGGGGCTTTTTGGGGCATATATATTACGTAGTTCTTCATTAGCTTCTTATAAACTTGGCGAAGCTTACTTATTTAGTAGTAGTACTACTCAGCTATCTGGAGGGACGTCGTTCCTTGTATGTAAACCATCAATTAGCAATATTAAAACTGGTATTTTAGACAGGATTTATACTTTTGAAAAGCAATTAGATATTGCTGGAGATTTTAAGTTTATTAATAGAGACAAATATTCTGGTAAAGATCAAAAGTTTTAGGGGAATATTATGGAATACTCTGTTTTAACAGAAAAGGCATTATCTATTTACCCTGATTGGGTTAATACGTCTAAGAATAGTGCTATTTTTCAATTTTTGATGCCAGCATTGAATGAAGTAGAAGCGTTGCGCGCACAATCAGTTAGACTTATTGAAGATAGGTTTTTAACTGAGTGTAATATTGATGAGCTGGATTGGGTCTATAAACTTGACCTTGGTTTTGATTTTGAGTTTAAAAACCAAAAAGTTCAACATTATATTGATGATGATAGCTATATTAAAATCCAAGCACCAGTTGTTATTGCTGATGGGGTTCATTTGGATGTAGTGGATACTTCTAATATAGGGGCATTTTTTTATGCTTACCCATCTAGGGCTGTAAAGCAAAAAATAAGCAGTGGCCTTAATAAGGTTACTTTAAATAGTACATCAAATGGCTATGTTTTATATGATTCAGAGTTGAATATTTATAATAAACCAATTTACTTTACATTAAAAGACAATAATGGTGCGATATTTGATCGTGAAGATAGATTAAGGATTTATATCCATGGCGAAAGGCATGATGGATTAGAAATTAAAGAAGTACTTATGCCACTGTCTAATGGCGTCTATAAAACATCTTACGCATATTCAGTTGTTAAAAGTATAGAGATAGAACACTTTTATAGCGGCACAATTATTATAGAGGATTATTTGCAGGCTAAAGATGTTTTAATCTTTAAAGATATGTCAAGATATTTTAACTCAGGTTATTATTATAAAGTAGCAAATAGGAACGGGGCTGTTTTTTTAGATTACATGATAAAAAATACCAATAAAGAAGGTTCTTTATTGGAATATACAACCAAATATACAATGCAACTTTATGATGATTCTGGGATGCCGCTTGTAGCATATAATGCTTATGACATAGATTATAAGCGCGGCTTGGTGTATCTAATCACGCATAACAATAATGTATATATGTTTTCTTTAAATAGGCAATATTTTGACCCAGATCGTGTTAGAGATTTAAACAAAAGAACAACTGATCGATATTCTATTATCGATGTGGATGAACACTTCCCTTATCAGATTGGCGATTCTGCTCATATTAGTGTAAGATCTAAAAACATTGATAATCTTGATGGTTTAAGGTTATGGGTTAAATCACCATCTGGAGCCAAGACATATCTGAACAATGGAGATATTATATCTGTAAACTCATCTCAGCGATCTACTTACAATTTTGACATTTCTTTAGACGATACTGCTGGGACATATACAATTTATTGCGAATTTTACTATGCTAATAAAAAAGAATTGGATGTTGTAAATCTTGAAGTAGGATACAAAACACCGATAAATGTTTTTAAGGGGCTTGACAGAACATATGACGGCCAAGACCCTTCTTATCTTGAAGTTCTTGAGGATGGTAATTTAGTAATAAAAAATACAAATAATGTTGTAGACTATTTCGTGTTTTATTATGATGTCGCTATGGTCGACGTAGATTCTAAGATACTTTATTTGAGAGATAAATACAATACAGTCAATGTGAGGACAGAGTAAAGTGGCAGTTAATGAACGAGCTCCTGGGGTGTGGTTTTTTGACGACCCCCCTGTTTTGGAAATGTCGAATGCCAATTATCCTGGCATTGTTGACTGGACTACTGTTGATTTATCTAGCATTGGAATCCCGTCCAATGCAACTTTTCTAATAGCCCGATTCTGGAGATTAAGAACAGATTTTGGCTCTATTGGCGTTCGTATCCCTGGTACAACATATACACACACTGTAGGCATTTATACCTGTTTTACTCATAGATATGTGCCTGTTGTTAATAGTCAAATAGAGATTAAATCAACTGCTGGGGGAATTTATGGCGGCTATCCATATATGGCTGTTATGGGGTATTTTACTTCAGATACTGCTACAATGTTTAGTGATCATGTAGAGTATCAAATGACTAATATTTCCTTTCAAACGTTTGATTTTAGTGGCATAGTTTCGCAAGATGCCGTCTTCTTAATTACTGACTTTTTTGTTATAGGCGGAGCAGGTAGAGGTTATATAAGGCCAGTAGGGTCGACACGTGAAGATTGGCAGCCAGCAGGTACCCCATCCAGTTTAATGGATTATGTTATCCCACTAGGGAGTAATAAGACTGTAGAAGTTGGGAGAGATCATGTAAGTAGTGATATTTTTGTAATTCCAAAGGGATACATCAATAAAGGTGTTGCTGAAGTTAATCCAGCGTTATTGCCGCTGCCTTCTGCTACTGATACGTATGAAAAAATAACGCCAACATACAGCACCTCTGCCCCTCCTAATGCTGTTTCACTGTTTAATATTTCTCCAGATTTAGATGGTGTATATTACAATATTAGAAATACAGATCAGGTTAACTTTACTACAACTCGTAGGCGTTCTAGTTGGAGTACTGCTGTTGTTGCGCTTGATCAAAATAAAGAATTTGATCTATCCTTAAGTAGGATAGATGTGCCATTTGATTATTATTCTTATGGCTTTATTGGGGCGAATGTTGTAGATCTTGGTTCTGGGTCTACGCTCGCTAGATGTAGCCAGGATTCTGAATTAAGAAAGGCTTATAAGGAATTTTCTGCACTTAGATCTTTTAATGATGTAGTATATCAGTTAAACATAGATTATGGTGCATTTAGTATCATATCCGATCCTGAAGAAATAAAGATTACTTCGGGGGCTTTTGCTGTTTATCCATCAATAAAACATACGAATATTAAGGCTTTTGATACAACTCTTTTTGTGGATCGTACTAATGTACCACCAAAAGATCAACACAAGTATACTGCATATGATATTGTAGAGCAATACAAGCCACCATATGGTGTAAGGACAGTTCCACTTGATTGGTCTGTTAACCCACCGGATGATGAGGTAAATACCCCAGTAAGAAACGATAACAATATTGTCCCAACGCCTGGTTTTGAATATGGGCATAATACTGGAGGTGCTGTATGGGGAGGGCCAGGAAACCCAGAGGTGGAAACTTGGGAGATGCCTTTTCCTGTTCTGTTTTTTGGAAAGTATTATGACCAAATTTATGTAGATGTTAATGGTAATATATGGTTCGATGAACCAACATCTCAGTATGGATTTGACTTAGCTACAATCAAACGTCCGGTTATTTGTGCGTGGAATAATCATTTGACTACAAATTACAATGGTAGATTCACATTAAGTAAGTCCCCATATGATCCTAATGACCCATATATCGTGCCAGATAAAATTATTGTTGATTGGGTAGTTGAGACGTTTGACGGCGCATATGCTGGCAATGAGCACGTTATCCAATGGCACTTCCGTGTCACTTTTTATGATACTGGGAGAATCCAAATTTTATATTGGCCTAAAACTTATACATCTCATGACAATAGACAGGCATTATACCCAGACGATGTCCCTCCGCCAGGTGATTTATGTAATTATCCTGTCTGGGGGTTAGATGGGATGTATGCTGCAGGAGTTGCAGATGGCAACGGCAACTATGTTTCACATGGCAAGTCTATGCGCGATTTTTATGGAAACCTCTATGAATATGGGATAAGAGAGGGCGATACACATCGCGCAGATACTCCTATAATTTATGCTTCTGAAATTGCTTCAGATCATATTTCTGTATACGGGACGCCATTTGATGATATTCCTCCCACACATTCACATATAAAGACACAGTGGCAAATTTTTACAGGTTATTGGGACTATCAATATAACTTTTTTGTAATTGATGAAAATAACCCATTGCAGGATTGGACTGTGTCTGCTGGAGAAGTCCCTGACTTAACTCAGTTTACATTTAGTCATTTAGATCCAGAGACTGATTATAAGGTCAGAGTTAGATATATGTGCGACAACCAAACTTGGTCAAAATGGAGCACTGCAAAGGTTTTTAGTACTCCTGATGTGAATCGCACAAATGCTACGGCTAATGTATCGGCTACATCAATGTCTTGGGTTTTAGCTTCTTTATATGGAACGTCTGAAGCAATTTCTAATACAGAGGCTTCTATGACGTATAGATTTTACCTTGGTGATAACTTCTATATGAATGCGAGGGGGTCTGCTTTTGCATATTTAGGGACAAGATTTGCTTTAGGCGATGCAAGTAGTCAGGCAAGAGCATCTAATAGGGGTTACATTTATAGCAAAGTTTTAATGGATGGCGATGTGGCCGCCCGTAACGAATCAGTAATGAACACACAGCCTGTAATTGAGGATATAGCTGGGGCGTTATATGCGTCATCGCAGACGGACTCTAAGCTTGGGCTTCATCACTATATCGCTGGTGACGCCGTAAGTAATTCTTATAATGTCATTGCTATTCATAAAGCCCTAGATGGCTTAGTCTCTGCTAACCTAGGCGCCTCTTTAAGAGTATATGAATGGCTTCAATATGGTTACCTTAATGGCCCGAATCCAGTTTCTGATTCTGTTCCTCCTATTGATATTTCTAATTCATATGGGTATGCTAAACTTACTGACCTCGGGAATGAAAACTATAAATATGAAGTTAGTAGTACAGGTATAGATACAACAACAAGATATCATAATGTCAGAGTACAATTGAAGAGTCAATATAATTATACCATACGAAGCAATTTTGACATACGTACTGACTACGATATTCAAGAGTCTAATATTTCTGATCTAGCGTATAATATCTTTTTACGCATATCATTGTCATTTTATGGGTATCAAACCGATGGTTATACTCATTCTATTGTATTTGAAAAGTATAATAACAGCAGCGATGGCGAACATCACTGTAGGGCATTCGCCAGTAGGACACCATATCAGCAGATTTGGTCGTATGACTTAATAAATACAGCAACAGTTGGCTCACTTAGAATTGTACGAACTTATAATTATACCCCTGGTGTTAACGATTTATATGAATTTTATGTTGGTAATACTTCTGGTTATTGGACATTGTTTAGTTCATTCTTAGCAGATCACTCACTTTTTGGACCAGAGGCAACTTCTGACTTAATGTTTGTTAGTTATACACCTTCTGATAGTGGGCCAAATACGCTTGTAACTATAGGGTCGAATTTCAAGCTTGACTACTGGTAATGGTATCTATAATATATTAAGATGAGCCAAAAGACCTTTAACATAACAATAGATTTATTAGAGCAAGCCTGGAATTCTTTGGACGAGTATGGGCTTCTATTGGACACACCAAGGATTCTTGGTGAAAATAATGCAGATTATAAGAAAAGGTTGCTGGAAGTTTTTTCGCTTCGTGCTGGCTCAGCATATAACCCGCTCTTAAATGGTATTTTGAGAGATTTTGGGCTATCAAAATATAAGGCATTTACAATAGACTGGGCGGGTTCTTCGTCTAATTACAGTTGGTATATAAAAGCCATAGACGATGTAATGTATTTTTATAGTGATAAAAATACATTACAAGGTTTCATTAATTTAAGGCGCGACAGTTGGTTTACTGTTACAGATTTAGTTAATGAAATAAACAATAGTACATCCTTGACTTTTTCTGCAACACCTGTAAGTGGGGCTGATATAGATATTCCAGCCTACTGTATTCCTGCTCAAAATTCGTTAGAATATGTTTTGAGTGCTGTGCCGGCATCTTCTGTTTTTGAAATACAATATGAATATGTAGATTTTGATACGTTATTTTTTTCAGAGAAGGACGTTTTCAATAAGCGCGTTGATGATATAAATGCTGATCTTGAGCCAGGAGATTATAGACTGAGCATAAATGTGGCGTCTGGAAAATTTTATACAAAAGTTGAAACCTTTACTCAACCAAGTGGCAAAGGCAAGATGGAATTCCGTTATCGTAAAATTCCATTTAATGTTATTGTAAGCCCGATTTCTATTTCTAAGTTAGAAAACTATAAAAATAGTAGACAAATTATAAAAAGTGCTGCGCCAATTTTTTGGGGGAAATAGTTTGTGGCTAAATCAGTCCAACAAATATATAGAGTTAATCTGAATATTTATCAATCTGCTTCTAGAGAGACATCGCTGACCCCAGGAACATGGCAATGGGATACTGGCATTATGCTAGATCCAAACTTATCGTTTAGCACATTTGAGTCGAAGTGGGATTATAATGTCAAATCAATTAATAAAGAATTCTGGGTCAATGGTATTGATAGTTTAGATAGTTTTACTATCATTGGCCAAGCAGATGTTTTTGCAGATAATAAGAGTATTTCAACAAAAAAAATAAGCAGTGGTGTGATAAGACGTTTTGGTGCGGAATGGGTAGTGCCAGGCGATGATGCATCTTTTGTAACAGCCAATAATGCTACAAAAGATATAGATAATATTTGGAAAGTTTATTTAGATAAGCCAATTAAAGACAACGAAAATGTTTATGTAACATTATATGGAACCTCTAATGAAACAGCATATTTTAGAGTCAATTACTTTACTGGAGTATTGGATGCAGATGGGCAAGAGCAAGTAAATATTGACAATTCCGGAGAAGTTATCGACTATAACATCGCAAATGCCGACACAACTAAGCGTGAATTTGTAGTAGTTAAGAATAGAGATTTTGAGACTGAATTATGGCTTGGAATACATGATCCTGCAGAAAACCCAATTACCATTACATTGACAGAGCCATTCGTAACATCGCCTCGATTTGAATATAGTTGGCTGTTTAAAAAGCAAGTAACAACTACGCCGTCTGCGCCAGGAGAATATAGAATTCTTCCAAATACTCTTGAGTTCTTTTTAGGCGATTCAAATAACAATATCCCCTCTGGAGAGAAGATAGATTGCGGACATTTTTATTATCACAAAAATTATCCTGTAGAAGTCTTATTTGCATCTGAGCCTACTAAACAAATCGGTACGCCTGGTGACGTTTTTAGCCTTGAAGAGATTGGTGTTTCTGATGCTTCTGCTAGTCAGCTATTTTCACTTAAAAATAGGCCAGTTGTTTTTATTAGTGGGACAGAAGAGCCAAGGATTTGGGTTTATGATAATGACTTTTCAGGCGCGGTTGAATGGACTCGCGTAGACGACTTTAGTGGGTCTGGGCCGAATGATACGCATTTTGTTTTTTATGAATCTATTGGGGCTATTATTTTCGGAGATGGGACTAATGGCAAGATTCCAGATGTAGGTATGCGGATTGGAGCATCTTATAAAACATCTCCGATTATCTTTTATAATACAAAAGAAAGTATTGGCTACATTATACCTAGTGAGCTGAACTTTAACCCAATGTATAAAAGTGGCGGGGATTATTATATAACTGTTACACCTAATGAGGATGCTTTGTTATCTACGCTGCGATTAGATATTGATATAGACAATCTCTTAGCTGCTGGTATACATGGGCCTCTATATTCACCTTCATCTGTTGCTTTATTTTCCGTTACTGCATTATCTCATTCAGGAGATGCCATTTCTGATGTTGAAGTAATTTTATTTTCAGATTACAATATTGGCAACTTGGATTTTACTACTAATATCATAGACGGTGTAGGTGGATCAACCAATGACAATGGGGTTGTGCAGTATTTATATAGTACTCCGTCAAACCCATTTATGTTAGGCGAATTCGTAGATAATTCCTTAGTTAATACAACCGCCAATACGATAGAGGTGAATGACATAGGTCTATATTATATAGATAGCTATAATGATGTATGGTCTTTCTTTGTAAATAACGATGATCCTTTACAGCCATGGTCTAATGAGGTTGCAACATCTGGCCGTTTTTATGCAATTTTAGATGGTTATTATAATATGCAGCGACCTAATGGTGTCAACGGCAATGTAATACAGTACCCTGCAGGCTCATTAGCACAATATGATGATGTCAAATATAATCCGTCTTCAAGGGTTGGTGCATATGTTATAGCTCCGCGAGTTATGACATTTCAAGCTAAAGCATATAGTCCTATTTTTAACAAATATATTTATAGCAATAAAATTAAAGTACTTATAGCTGTAGAGCCTGGATATGCCAATGTGTTTGAGTTAGGTAAGTTACCGGGCCTTAATGGTATAACTTGGTTTGATCCTATGTTTGAAAGATCATATTTAAAATCTTCAACTAATGTAGTATAGGGGATAGCGATGGGCGTATATTCATGGGAACAGATTAAATTTTTTGAACGGCAAAGACCTACTGATGATACATTTAATGGATGGAATGATGTTATAAAAGATGGGTTTGCAGCTATAGAAAGAGCTCTTGGTTCTATTAATGAAAATGGTGTAGTTACTGGCGGAGATTTAGTTTTTCTTAATCAATTTGCAAGCATTATAGGATCAATAGGCAATTTATCTTTAAAGTATCCTAAATATGGTGAACAGCCACAGACTATTAGTTCCTGGCCATTAGTAGAAGGGGCTCAGGTCCATATACTCCCGTTATTCCCAGAAATTAATACATTAGCAAATGTTTCTGGTGCTGCTTTAGGTATAAGGAAGAATAGCTTACATGAACTTACTTCTGCTGGGGATTACTATATCTATGAAATGTCTTCAGAGATAGCCCCAGGAATTGGTTCTCGTGTTTTATATACATATCAACCTGCGCAGGCAGGTGATGCTATCTCATTCACTGGACATACTTTACAATATGCAGACAATTTGGCAATAGGCCATACTCTAGTACCACAACCAGCGCAAGTAACAGCTGGGGAAGCTGTTATTTTTTCAGCGGCTACGTTAACAAGTGCTGGTAATGGTTATATAGCTACTTTACCTAAAATCACACATGATTGGCTTGGGAATTTATTGCCATCTTACTTGCAATATTATCCTATTTTAGATCCGGACATTGTTTCACAGTGGGATGGTTCTGCGAGCATTGCTTTTCAACAAGATACTGTGCAGATGTGGGATGTTGGTACGTCTCCATATGACTTGTCAGATCCTTCTAATATAGCTGCCATTTCTCCAGATATTCAATTTTATTATGAAGGCACGGATGTAAATGGTGCCCCAAAGATTGGTATAGTAATTCCACAGAATGTTACATTTGACGACACAAAGGGTTACATTATAGCATTTTCAAATAATAGCACTAATAGGAATATTGGGGACATTAGAGAAAAACTATTTAATCATAAGCATGACGGTAAGGATTATGGCAGTATAATTTCTCATACAGATTTAAAAGATAATGTTACTTCCGGCGATTATTTAGATGGTTCTGGGTCGCGGAAGTCGACTATTATTTATGGCCATTCAATAATCCCTAACCATGCTCATACAATGTATCTTGTAAGAGAGGGATATACGCCTAATGATCCTGGTACACATAACAATTCAATGATTGGGGATCTTGTTATAGCGTCAACCTCATTAAGTTCTAATTTTTTCCAAAATCTTTCTGCCAATTCCAATAAATTGATTTTTGGAGAATGGGCTACAGGGCCTGCCATCTATTTTGCTTTCCAGGGAGATGGAATTGGTATTGAACCATGGGCTACTGATGGGTTTTTAAATATCACTAATAAAGATATGGCCATAAGTGGTGAGACTCCTAATTTACTGTTTAATAAGACAGGTCCACAGTCTCCACCAGCTGGCGATGGTCCCGTTGTTTGGCGTTTAGGATTTGAATCAGGTAGCCGTGATTTCCTTATCGAACCCGAGGACTTCAATACATATTTGCGAATAAGAGGCACCGATAACTCTACAAAGGTTTCTATTGATACTTCTACTGGCAATATTGTTGTTAGCGGCTCTATTACACAACAAGATGCTGGAGGGATGAGTAGGTTTGCTGCTAAGAGTTTATTCTCTCCTATTCTTACCCAGGATCCTGCAGCGCCAGTTGATGTTGTAAATACGATAGACAAAGAAGGGTTAAGGGTAAGGAGATATGCATCTGATATCCATTTAGATATTTATGGTAAACTTGAAGCTGACAAGTATTTCATCTCATTTAACGCATCTAACGCGTCGACATCTTCTGGTATGACGTTTTCTGTAAATGATTTTACAGCATTTAGAGTTGTTTTAAATGGTACTGGCTCTGAAGCCAATGTTGAGTTTCTAACAAGGGCAAAATTTTTAGACGACTTAACAACTCCATTCATACGTCATCCTGATTATGATCAAACTTATATTAAGTTTGATCAAGACACTAATGGTAACCGTGATATAGAAACTTATTCTCAGTTATATGGCCCAGGGATTAAACATAGTGGTTCTCGTATATATGTCGGCAGTAGCCAAGTTTTGCCATATATTTGGGATGAAAACTATGATACTTATCGTATCCTTGGCCCTGGGGCTGATAATGTACCTATTAATAACGGGGCTAGGAACGCGAATCTTAATGCTGATATGTTAGACGATTTACATTCTTATGATTTTGCTTGGTATGAATGGAATATTAATAACGCTAAAGTGTCATATACGCAGTTTGATGAAAGTCAGTATTCATATGTCGGTAATCTGGTATTTTTAGTAACTGTAGACGCATATTCTAATATTATTAAAACCGAGTTAGGCAGTCTTTCTTGGAATGGCCCAGTTGATGGGTTTAATTTAGAGACTTCATCATCTGGTACGTGCACTGACGGCTTTAATTCAAATTATTCATGGAATTTTAGTGGAATACCCGTAGATACGGTGTCTATTTTAGTAAGGCAGGTTAGTTTTTCATATAAAACAACTACCAATGAGTACCATTCTTTAACTAATGTTAGAGTTACTACTGGTCCATTTTGGAATAATCTTAATAAAGGAACAGAACAATTTACTGATTATTTACTAGCAACAGGTCATAGTAAGTTTTTATTGTATTTTGATAGTTATTTTGAACATTATAATTCTGGGTTAAATAATTTACCGTGGGCAGTAGAACTTCAATTCAAGGTTCTTAGGCATGGTAGGGCGATATAAAAGGCTTTTATGCTGTAGTAGGTTTAAAGTATGAAACAGCTATCTTTAACATGTACAGTAAACATTACGGGATGTCCAGTTGTTTTACATTATCATGCGAGATTTTTTATTTCGCCGCAGTATAATACTTTTGCTTTTAAGCAGGAAGTGGCTGATGAGATCCCATTATATTTTGTTAATACACCTAAATTAACTGCTAAAGACAATCTCTATATAGATGACAGGTCTGCTGATATTCCGGCTAATTTAAATTATGCAAATAGCTTTACAACAACATTAAAAACATTTAATGTACAAAACAAAAGAGTATTAATTACTAATCAATTTAAAAACGGTAACGCATTATATTACTTTCATCAGTTGCCACCTGATGTAAGTGGTGTTTATATAGAAGATAGTAATGGAACCCCTGTTAATGTACAAGATTATAAAGTACATGGTGATAAATTATATAATAATTTATCTTTTACTAACAATATTAGATATTTTGTTGGGTATATTAAACAAGATGGGACGAAAGAGAAGAAGTTATTAAATAATTGGCCAGTTTTTGTCCCCCAAGTGCTATATGCACTTGGTTTTGGCGATCAATTTTTTGTTATTGGTGATACGCTTTCTAATGGAGAAGTAGAAATTAGAACAAGTACTCCGGCTGGTACTAGGCTGGAAGTAAAGTATTCAGATAGAACTGAAATATTTTTAGATAAAGTAATTGGCGGTTCGGATTCTGACTCATGGAAAGTCAGAGTTATGGATGGGGTCTTTGAGCACAATGGTGAAGTATATAGTATCCCAGAATATACTAAACAAGATTCGTTCTTTCCTATTGCCCCATTTGTTTATAGGACACATGTAAAAGTTGATATTTTGTCCGATACAATGATAAAACTTCCTGAATCTTTTGTGATTGATTTGTCACAAGCATTAATTGTTACACTATATGTTTATAATAATAAGAATCAATTAAAATATATTATTACGCAAGATTCAAGTACAATTACAACTGATGCCGCCGTTTACGAAAAGACATTCTGGTCATATTCAGAATATGAAGGGATAATAGACATTAAATCTAGTACAGATGAAACAGATATTTATTTCAGTCTTGACGATAATATATATGCATATTACTATACAATTGAAGATGGCTTTATTGTCTCAGATTTGGAATTTAATCCCATTTTAAATAAGGCTATAAGGGATATTGAGTTTGTAGGTTTTGTCATTTTATCTGACGACTTTAGGGCTAGATTTTCTCCGACAATAGAAGCTTCTGTCCAGTATTTGTTTGTTAATTCATTTAATAAAATTATGGATTTTTCTCTTGGACTTGCTCAGCATAGTGGAAAAGATTGGCAATCTGGCCAGAATTATTTAAAAGATTTATTAATTAGATATAATAATGAAGTATATATTTGTAATGTAGATCACTTATCAGATGTATCAAATGCACCTGGGGTTAGTTCTGAATGGACTGTTGTTAATTCTTTTAACCAATTTGTTGATAATTACTGCATACAGCCTTCTTATGCAGAAGTGAAGAATGAAAATCTTGGCTCTGGTGGGGTTGCTGGGCTGCAAATTATATCGTTGTCTAATGTCCCTGCGAAGGAAAAGCCAGTGTTTTTTTCAAACACAGATATTTTTTATAAAGAAGTGGCCTATAATCCCAATAGAATTCTAGGCCAAGGTGAATATTCAATTGATTATAGCACAGGGAATATCTATACATATACTACAGCAGATAACGTTGACCTTGGCTCGGTTTCCTATTCATACAAAACGTCACAAAGTTTGAGTCATTTTTATGTAGGCTCTGTTTATGTAAATGCAAATGTTGATTATAAAAATTTAGATTTTATAGATGCCAGATCTATAGGCGGTTCTATTAAAGACGATGTAGCTAGATCGATAGTTGATAGTGGTTATTGTATTTTCGATAAAACTGGGTTTGCTGGGGATATATTACCTGGTAAATCAGGAATATTAATTGAGGTTCCAAGTAGAGTCTTTAAGCCACATGGCGGGCCTTTTGATGTAAGGGAACTCAATCATTTAATTAAAAAACATACCGCACTAGGCGTTTTAAGTTATGGCAAGATTTATGATATTGATTTAAATTTAACTGATGCATCTTTTGTTAAGGTTAATGACAATATGTATGCCATTTATTTAAGTTGGGTTCAACCAGTTTCTGCAGATTATACAATATCTTTTATTATTGATAACAATAGCTATACAAAAAATATACAGGGGCCATCTGACGGTTGCACTATTTTAGTTAGTTCACAGGGTATATATGACGACATAAATATGACTTTATTTGTGGATGGTTATAAAGATTATTCAGGGGCAATCAATTCATTGTCACTAAAACTTGATAATAAAGTTTCTTATTCTTATGAATATTATTATGATCACCCATCTTATCCTGGGCTTTTTGTTGAAAGAACAATCATTGGTAGCAAATCTAGTTTTAACGTTTTAGATGTTAAACAGGGCGATAAAGGATATAGAGTTAATGGATCTGCATATTATGTTGTAGAAGCACAGAATGACGGCCTTAGTGATGATGGCGGCCCTGCTTTAAGTTATCCATCTGTAATTACATCAGATGCTAAAATTCATTTTAGGGATTGGTCTCCGTTATGATTAGTTTATTTATTAGTGATCCTTCTACTTCAGATAAAAAGTTGCTTACTAATATATTTTTTGGAGAAATATCTCCAGTACAAGGAGGTAATATTTCTGTCGAGAAGGAGATTGAAATTGTTGCATTTGAACAAGATGCGCTGGGCGGCATTAAAGAAGCTAGAGAAATTAGATTTTATACAGATTATAGTAGGTTTATGAAAGTTTCTTATGGCGTTGAAGTCAACCAAGATTACAGAAATGGCTATGCTTCTTCGTGGCAACCTTTAGATCATTTTAGTGGTTCTTATAAAGATAATGCTATTTTGTTGAGTAGAGACAGTGGGGTTGATGGACAGTTATCATCCGATGGCGTTATGAAAGCAGGTGAAAAGGCTAGGATAAAATTCAGAGTAAAAATCCCAATTAGATCAGATATTAATAAAGTCTTAGAAGAGTTTAAGATCTACTTTATTTACGAGTAAGCTAATATGAATAAATATATAGAAACATGGTCAGACTCTTATAGTGCAGCACAAGCAGAGTGGATTATTAGCCAGTACAAGGGTTCTAATATTAATAAAAGCGATATACTTGATTTATTAAATGCCCCTATATTGTCTAAGTCTTTATTAGACATGTATAATGTTTCTTCAAACGATGTGATGTTTTCATTTGATTATAATACCATCGTAAATGCATTTGCCCTTGATCTAAAGACTATTGTTGAAGGTTATGCTCAGCGTTTAGATGATATAAAAAAGCATGAAAACATTAATAATGAAACGTTTATAGCAGAACTTAACGGCATTTTAGATGAATTAGAGCAGAAAGTAGAGATGCTAGAAAGTTCTGCTGGTTTTGACGGTAGTAATTATACGATCTCTAATAATTTTGACAACATTTCTGCTAGAGCTAGCAATAGTGAAGTCTTAGCAAAATCATTATATCTAGATCACAGGAATAATAATAAATCTTTATTAGGAGCAGAGTGCACAATAGATACATCAAGAAAAGTTTTAACTTTGCCTTATAAAAACAGATATCTGCATAGTGCTGATGCTGTTTTTGATGCCATTGAGCCAAAGCCAGATATTGGCACTAATAGTTATCAGTTGGGGAAATATAATGTAAAAGAATTTATATACAGTTATGAAAATTTAGATCATGCTACTATCGCTATAGATATTAACTTGAATCAGAGTGCTTTTATTAGCGCGATACGTATAGATACAATAGGCGGTAATAAGGTTGTTATTGAAAATGTAAAAGCTACTATTTTAGAGGATGGCAATGAAGTAGAACAAGATGTAACATTTGACATTAAGCAGCATAATGTTACTGGCGAGATTTTTATATCTTTTGACCGTATAAAAGCAAGCTTTTTGAAGTTTAGGGTTAAATGCTATAACCCAATAAAGACAGAAATTGGCAGTAGTGTTGGTTATATGTATAAGTTTGGAATAGGAGACATTGAACTACTTCATGATACTTATTATTTGGATGGATATTTTATATCGCAACCTATAGAAGTTAACAATGTTTCTTCTATATCTTTAGATGTTTTAGGTGAAAGCTTTGGCGCTTATGGTTCTATAGAGTATCTAATATATAAGTACGATTTTAATATTGTTAATAACGAATTTATTGGTAGGTTTGTTTACCCTATTATCCCAATTGGACAGGAGAAAATTAACAATGAGCGATTATTGTTTACAGAGAAAGATACACAACTTTATAACACTATCGGCTATTTGCGGTTTTTTGGGCATTGCGGCATTAGCATATCAGATATATCTATATATCAAAATAGTTCTGCTTTAGTTACTTTGGATATATATAATGTTGTTAAGAATATTGATGAGGAGGGCCAGACAAAGATTTCATTCAGTAGCGTTATTCCAGGAGCGATATATACGGTTGATTATATTCCTGCTCATAAAGTCAAGGCAGATGGGCTGGTTAAAATAGATGATATAGCATCTTACCGTAATGATAATAATATTATATTCAAACAATACGATTATGGAGTTAAAAGCATAATATATTTAGGTATCGTGATGCGAACTTCAGATCAACATTTTACTCCTACACTTTCTAGGTACAACTTGAAGGTCAGTAGCTATGACAAGTAATAAAATTTCTGATTTTTTTGACTCAATCCTAAGCAAATATAATTACGACACAGAATCGCAGTCTACTATCGACATTTTACGTAAAATGTCGGATGGAGGAGGTATTGTTGGCGCTTATGTACATAGCGTCGATGATACTTTTTTAAATTTACCAGAATACGTCGTTATGCCTTTGAAAAAGAGTACGGAAAGACTGGCCTTTGTCAAAGAGCTTTTAGATGCCTTGACTTTATATGAGATATCTAATTATAACTATTATTTGGCTGAGTTTAATAGGTTTAAAAATGAATTGCAAGATTTGAATGCTAAAATCAAATCAGCAATATTGTACGCCAATACATATAGATTTTATGTTATAGCTAAAGATTTGTTAAATTCTACATCATTAATAGATTGGGCGATTACTACAACAAATGTTGATACTTTAGGGCAGAGGGCTACTTTGCCGATCCAAGGTGACGAGAAGATAGATGTTGATTCGATTACTATTGGAGGCATTTCCAATGGATCGCCAGGGAGTAGTCTTATCACAAATGGTTATAAAGCAAATGACGTCCAGGCGTTAGTAGATAATACACCTGATACTTGGTTTGAATATGAAAGAATTTCTACTAAGCCTGTGGTAGATAGCCTGTATTTGGAGGTTTTAATAAAACTTAACGGGCCACAAATTATTAATTTCGTAGAAATTTTACCAAGCAATATCAGTATCTTTGGCAGTGTCGTTCTGAAAGAAGTCAGTGTTTCTTATGATGGCAATAAGTTTTATAATGTTTTGCCAGAAGAGAAGGCGGAAAGCGGCTACGAAATTACGACATCACTTTATAATAATACTGGCGACTTTAGTTTTATATTTTTCCCATATAAGGCTAACTACATCAAATTAATATTTGAACAAACACACTCATATTTTGTAGAGCTTAATCCTAATGAATGGGTTTATCGTCAAGCCATAGGAATCCGCGATATTAACATAGCTGGGATACGCTACGAAAGCAAAGGAGTTTTTGCTTCAGTAGACCATAATTTCGATAATAAAGTTTCACAGTTGGCTGTTTTAGCTACAACTGACTTAACTGGTGGCAGTAAAGACGTTGTTAAGTTTAAACACTTTATTTCGCCAACTTCTGGTAACGAGTATTATGAAGTGTCGCCGATAGATATGTCTTCTCAAGACATAAAGGAAGTGGTAAAATTTAATACTCTCGAAGACGACTCTATTAAAACCATTAGTGATGTTACTAAGATTAAATATAAATTAGAAATGACGGTAGATCGTGAGGCTTTTTCAAATGCGTTAACTCCATTTAAGGCATTTGAAAACACATATAATCAAGATGTGTTTTTTGCTACGATACCACCTAATAATATAGAGCTTTCTCATATTCCTTCTCCCGGAACAGTTGAAGTTTATAATCCAAAATATGCAGCAGTTGGGAAAAGAGATGGTTTGTATTATTTAGGTACGTCAAATGGGAAAGCTAATCAAGTATTTGAGTATGATTTAGACATTGAACCGCTAAGCGAAGAGGTGTATATAGATAATAAAAGATGGAGAAGAGGAAGATTTAAGGATGCTTCTCCGATAGCCAGAGTTTATTCTATTGATTATATTAATAAAAAAGTGTATTTTGGAGATGATAATAGTGGCGCTATCCCAGTGCAAGGTTCTGATATTTTTATCCGTCTTAAAGCAGAAAGGCCTATTGTTACAAATCTAGATCCATTGAGAATAAAAACAAAATATAAAACAAATGGAGATAAATCTTCTGTAGAAATCAACCAACTATACAATACTGAGCAACATATCCAGCTTTTGCCTAAAAATAAACAGGTAATAAAACTTGAAAAAGATAAATTGCAGTTATATACAGAATATACTGGCATTTGGGAAATTAAATGGGAATGGAGTGTTTACGATGGGGACACCTTAGAATCTGAAAATACGACTAGGTATGTTTTAATTTCATCTAAATACTTTGAGGATCAGTTGCTGTGGATGCAAACCCCGACCAGTAATGGTACGTTGCGAGACGCAACTTCTATAACAGTAAAAGCTACGCCTATAGACTTCCAGACGGAGGTTGTGTTGACGCCACATAAATATAGTACTGGCGTTTATTATGTTTCTTTAAGAGAGGCTACAGGAGCTAAGGGTGTCGAGATAGGCGGAGAAGGCTCATATCATGCTATTAATGAGGTTCCATTTATAGATGGGTTTTCGGAATTTAGTGTACCAGGAGATTTTTCTGTAGATTACAATAGCGGATATATGTACTTCAATTCCAATACGCCATCTGACAAAGATATTACAGCGACTTATTTTTATAAGGATGTGGCAAGATTAGCGGATAGTCAGTGGGATTATTATATGGGGAAGAAAGATGAAATACAGATTAAGCCGGGGGTTGCATTAGTAAGAAAATTAACGGAGAAATTAACAGAATCCAGTACAAATCAAAAAGTATTTATACTTGAAAATGAAGCGATTATAAGAGGTACAGCTAAACTTAACTCTTCTGTTTTTAAATATGAAGTCGATTTTATAGATGGATCTACAGAATTTTTAAACAAAGTCCAGGTTAAAGATGTGGTCAATAATAGCGACGCAGGCAATGTTAAATTAACTAATGATAATATCTATGCTTTTATTTTATCTAATAAAATTGATACAACTCAAAAATATTCGTTCTTTAATACTGGCAACACGTATAATGTAGAAGTTAATAGCATTGACGATGTTATAAACGACAGCAATGGGACAGCGTTTTATGTTGCAGAAAATGATGCTGCCTTTGATAATAGAAGTGTTATATATAGCAGCACTAGACCTTCAGACGAAGGTTATATCATGTATGTCACTTCCAGAAATATAGAAGATAATGCCTATTCGATAGATTACGATTTGGGGGTATTGTATACTAATAGCAGTAATGTAGAAGCTAATTTACTTATTACTTACGAATACCTAGATTTAGAAATTAAATATTATGTAAGAAAAGACATAGATACAGATTCGTGGAAACTTAGTAATAATAATTTAACTTTAAATATAAAAAGCGGCTTATATCCATCTAGTGGTGGTGTGGTGCGTGTATCATATGTTTTTGATAACGAAAAGGAACAAAATATGAGCGAGTTGGTTGATTATTATACGCCTGCTCTTAAGGGGTATGAAATTAGGGTGGTATCATGATAGATAAAGTTCGTCAAGATTTTATATTAGGCAATTTAATTAAAGATAAAATAAAGTTAGGAGAATCCTTACTTATTACTGAGTTATTAAGTGAACTAGAGGAAATTGTCACTGATAAGGATTTATCCACTTCTTTTTTTGATGCAAAAGAGCATGAAGTCTCTTTTAATGAGCTGTCAAGTGCATCTAAATTTAATCGAACTGTAGAGCAAATTTTTACAGAGATAAAGTTTTTAGAGTCGTCAATAGCCGCAACGGCTGTTAATGCCCATGAAAATCATATTAATAACGTCTCTAAATATAAGGCTATACAACAGCGCATAAAGGAATTACGTAGCCGAATAGAAAATCTTTTGCTCTTAAATAAAGATACTGCTGGCTTTGTAAAGTTTGTAGGCGACAATTTTTCAGATTTATCAAAAGTTGACCTATCTAAAACTACAGCAAATGTTGATGCAAAAACTGGTGTTGTAACACTATCTACGTCAGATAGTGTTACAAATTATAAATCCCGCATTAATAATAATTTGTTTAGTACAAGTTTTAAAGTACTTTCTGCTAAAGAAGCTCCTTCTGGTATAGTTGAGCTACCTGGCTCTTCTATTAAGAATGCTTTATCTGAAAGTGATGCTGTTTGGCATACAATTTTGCGATTCGTAAATAGTGTAGGTAGGGTTTCTGTAGAAGTATTATTTACATTTGAAAATAAAACAGATATAAGCAGTCTTTTTATTGATCTTCATGGTAATGTGTCTTCTGGTGTTATTGTTACGGTTCAGCATAGCGAAGACGGATATAATTGGTATAATGTCGATGGCGCAGATTCATCGAGAAATGTGATTAATAATTCTCTTTTTGTATTCAAGCAAATTAGTCCTAAATATTTAAGACTGATATTGACTAAGGAAACATACGACTATATTGATGCTGGATTTTATCATTATGAATTCGGGGCCAAGGAGATAAGTATTTACCACAATGCTTTTGTCAATGAATCTGTACTATATTCCAAGCCGTTATCTCTTTTCGTAGATGATACAAAGTACAAATTTACAGGGTGTTCATTGCAGGTATGTCAAAAAACTCCTGGCAATTCCAAAATTAAATATGAGGTAAGCTTTGATGATGGCACATACCAACCAATTGGCCCGTTGAATACAAATACTTCTGATCCGCTTATAGCTACAGTTAGTAACACCCCTGACTATACAAGATATGCAAGAATAGATCAGCATGGCAGGTATGATTTTAAATCCTATTCTCATATTTTATTAACAGGAGATTTAGGGAACCCCAGGTATAGTCAATCTGATGTTAGTGATGATGTTGCTATAAAAAATTCTATGAGAGTATGGAGGAATTGTGCGCATCAACATAGGAAAGCATATAAATATGGAATTGCTGCTGGGTGGGGTTACGACGGCATTAAATATTATTCATGTTATTTTTACTTGAATAATACTAAAACGTTTGATTTTGGCACATCCGCCTGCGAGATTGACGGCAAGATTGTTACAGGTTCCGTTACAATTAAGCCCGGTGTGCATAAGTTTAGGACATCACAGACAAATTGGTTTGATGTTAGTAGGTATAGTGATGATGTATTAGCCCCGTACAACCATAAGAATATCATAGAAGGATTGAGTGCAGATATAGTTCAGGCCGAAGATGGGAAGTTCTACAAATGTATAAAAGATCATGTTTCTACTAACGATAATAAGCCAGGAGTAGGCGGAGGCAATAATCAATCTGATTGTTGGGTATTTGTGTATTCAGACAAGCGCGGCGGTGAATTAATTTGGGGTCTTGACGAAAATTACTATAGCCAAAAAGATTACTATCAAGGCGCGGATCTTAATGCTGAATTATTGATGACCGAAACATCTTTAATTGATTTTGAATCTAATATAGATTCTAATGATTATTCTAAATTTGCAATAGTTAATTTAGGACATGCTAAGCGCTTGATTGTAAATTACGACATTTATAATCATGATGCAAACGTATTGGATGAGCTTTTTGTAATACAGTGGAAAGAGGAAGAAGCTTCGGCATCAGAAATCAAATTAAAAGCAACATTGATTTCTGATGGGGAAAATTACCCTACCCTGGGTGAATATATGATAAAGCTAGGTAATCCTGTCGTATTTATAGACTCCGAACTTATAAAGGGGGATTATATAGAACCTGTCCCTCCACAGGTTACCGGGTTTTCCGCATCTTTAGTTAATAAAGACGTAATTAGCTTTACATGGGATAAGATACAACCTAATAGTGGATGGGGCGAAGCTTTACCGGCTCCAAGGTACGAAATCAGGCGAGGTAAAAATTGGGCAGAGTCAGAGTTAGTTGATACAGCAATATCATGGTCGTCTGAATGGAAGACATATATAACGCCTGCTGATAAGGCTGCTGCAAAGTCGAACCCTATTAATGATGATGTAACTTATCTAATTCGTGCATATAACTCTATGGGGTACAGTGAATTAGTGGCTTCTACTACTATTAGCTTAACTGGGGCACTATAATATAATAAGAAGGAGATAATAATGCCTAAGCCTAGAGACATACAACTTTCCTTTGTTCATCCACATTTCCCTGAAAGCAAACCTGCGTCAACAAGGGAAATGAATTTGGTTTTTGGTGATATCCAAAACGATCTGAAAGCGATTACCTATGAGTTTAATAATGTTATTCTCCCTTTATTGAAAACTTTACCATATTCGCCTGTTGATCCGAATGTTGATGCATTTGATAGCGCGACTGGTGCATTAGACGGTAAACATATCTATGTTGACGAACATGTAACCAGTGGCGCGTATTATAACGCCAAAGACAATGTCCCAAAAACAATATATGAGGTTTTTGCTGAATTTAAGACTAGATTAGATGATTTAGATGCTAAATATAATGGCAATTTAAAAAATGCAGATAAAGTTGACGGGTTTGATGCCAGTATGTCTCCGGGGTCTGGTACAATACCAGTGACAGATCAAAATGGCGACTTAAATTTACCTAGTGGTTCTGTAAATTGTAATGGTTATTTGGCTATTGCTGATGGAATGAGCGAACCTGCAACTGCTGTTGGGAAAGCTATTATTTATGTAGATCAAACATCTGGCGATTTAATGGTAAAATTCTCTGATGGGACTATAAAGACGATTGTTGTTGATACATAAGGAGAATAGTTAATGGCTATTACTGATGAAGAATTTTTAACACTACAAGAAGCAGTAAATGATTTAATAGATGTTGTTAATGCAGCATTGGTAACTAAGTTACAGTGGCAGCAAGTAAATAGCATCTTCGAGGCAGAACTTAACTCCATCAAAGAAAGACTTGATAAAATCGAGTCTGACATCAAGATCCTACAATCCTTCCACAATTAAAGTAGGCATAATGCCTACTTTTCTTTTTCTGTATGTTATAATAATATAAAATTTAAAAAGAGAGGTGTTCTATGCCCAAATTACCTTATTTTAATTTATTTGAACTAACAGACAAACAATTACTTAACCCAATTGAATTATATCCACCAAGGTCTAAAAATTTAAGACCTTCTGAAGCTTCTATTATTAATAGGGTTACTGGGGAGCCATCAGGGAAATGCGCTAGGGCTGTTTATTATAGGCTCATGGACGCTCCTATTACAGATCCGCCATTGCCGAAGATGTACTATACTTGGATGATGGGGAAGCTTTTTGAAGATAGATTAGTAGAAGAGTGGAAAAAGATGGGCTTATATGTAGCTAATTCTGTTAGGTTTTATAATGGAAGATACCATTTGTCCGGCGAATTAGACTGCGTGATTAAACATCCAGACATCCCTGATCAACTAATAGGACTAGAAGTAAAAACTGGATATGGTTATAATTATGAAAAGCAAGTAATAGGCACAATTAATACAATGGGGCAGCCTAAGATTGAGAACTTATTACAGGCCTCAATATATTTAAATGAATTTAAGCATTCTATTGCTATGTTTAAAATCCCGTGTATGACAAGAGATTCTATGAAAAGAGCGGAGTTTGATATAGAATTAATTGATGGAGGCAAGAGGGTAACAGTAAATGGTAAGGTTCAACATGCCTTCTTGATAGAAGATATTTATAATCGCTTTGATTATATGTGGGAGCATTATGAAAAACAAATTATTCCTCAAAGAGACTACATGCTTAAATGGGATGATGAAACCATAGAACGCAAATATGATTCTGGAGATTTATCTGAAAGTGCCTATAAGAAATTTAAAGGCGCTAGGAGGCCAGATACACGTGAAAAGTACCGTCCTGGCGATTGGCAGTGTTTTGCTCCTAGAACATTAGTGTGGATGTCTAATGGTGAAATGAAGACGATCAAAGACATAAAAGTAGGAGATGAAGTTGTCAGCATTGATGGTCCTACAAAAGTAGTTAAAGTAGGGAGTAAGACGACTAATAGTAAAATGGTTACAGTTAAGCCAGCAGGCACACTTGGTGTGGATTGTACTGAAGATCATAAGTGGTTGATTGGGTCTTGGGACAATTGGGATGAATTTTGTCGCATGGAAACGATTAACCCTAAATTAATGCAGGCAAAGGATATTATTGCTTTTGATGGTAAAGAAAATATAGACAGGGTAGACGTAGTCTTTATTCCTGTTATTGATTTTTCGTATGAGTCAGATTTAACCATAGAACTATGTGAATTTTTAGGTTATTATGCAGCTTTAGGGGACTTAGAAGATCTCAAATATGATAGAGTGACTTTTGTTTTAGACTCTGATAACATGGCCGTTGTAGACAAGATCGTTGAGTTAGGCATAAATTTATCAGATAAAAATTCTTGCAACATTGCCTTGACCCATGATGTAGATGGCAAAGAAATTTTGAAAATAATTTTCAGATCTAAAAAATTATTAAATTATGTGAGAAAAAATATTATTGGAGACAATAATGAAAATAAAACACTGAGCCACAATATCATGGGCTTGGATCATTGGTCTACAGACGTTTTTTTAAGTGCTGTTGCTGCTGGACATCAGAATATCGTTAAAGTGGCATCTAAAATTTTAAGCTTACAATATCAACAACTTTTTTGGAAAGTTGATGTCCCAGTTGTAGTGAAACATATTGACGGCATTGGATATTCGATACAGTTTACTGTTCTTGAAAGTGTAAAATTAGTAAGAGTTTTCAATAAAAAATTTGCAGCATTAAGAATAGAAGATGTTATAAGTACAGAAAAGACAGATAAAGTTTACGATATAGAAGTTGATAGTACACATCATGTATTTGCAACAAGTGGAGGATTAGCCAGCAATTGCAGTTATTGTCAATATAAAACTTACTGCTGGTCTAGCGACAAATAATATTGTTTTTGCCTTGTATTTTATGGTATAATATTATCAAAAATAAAACGAGGTGTGATATGCGTTTTAATAATCTTGATACTGTAATTGCAGAGTTGAGGCCGTTTTTAAAGAATTATTTAGAAGAGCATAATATTGATACAACAAAAAAGTTTAACTGCCTTAATCCAAAGCATGAAGACGCGGACCCGTCTATGTCATTTATTCCTGACTCGAATGGCGAGGCATGCTTATGTTTTGGGTGTGGTGTTACGGTGGACATATTTAAAGCTGCCCATTTTCTAGAGCATAAACCAATGCAAGGAAAAGGTTTTATTTATGATAATGTAATTTATTTAGCAGAAAAGTATGGCATCAAAGTAATGATGACAGAGCCTACAGATGAAGAAATTTATGAGATGTCTATTTATAGGGCATATTATGAAGCTGCAGAATATATTGCTCATACTAAGTATACAGATCTGGGATCCCGTGAGATCGCCTCTCGCGGCTGGACAGAGGATTTCTGTCGCTCCCACTATATAGGGACTGTACCAAGCTTTAAGGCCTTCAGAGAGGCTCTGAAGGCCTCTGGCTTTAAACCTTCGTTTATTGACGACATAGATCTTGGACGTGAAGATATTTTTAACGAGAATAATTTGATTTTCACAATTTTTGACGACTTGGGGAGGCCTGTGGCTTTCGCAGCGAGGAATTTAAAATATGATGGCGTAAATGGGTTAAAATATATTAATTCTTCTGGTAAAAGAGGCGATGGCGGCCATGCCGCTACTTTATCAGGCAAATGCAATATTTACAGAAAAGGTGAAATTTTATATGGATTTAATTTAATAAAAAATCAAGGTGGTCCATTGTATATTTTTGAAGGCTATGCAGATTGGGCCACTGCAAAATCATCTGGGGTGAATAATTGTGTAGCAGTCGGTGGAACGGCCTTTACTGAAAAGCATATAGAGTTGTTGCAGCAATATAATCGTCGTGATATTGTTTTTGTATTTGATGCAGATAAGGGCGGCAAAGAAAGTATTTTAAGAATCTTAGATAAGGTTTTAGTTGGCTATAAAGATATTAAAGTGCATATTATTGCTTTGCCAGATGGCTATGACCCAGATGAATTTATTAGAGAACATGGTATAGAAAATTTTTACGCCTTAAAGATAAAGACTGCTTTTCAATGGCGTTTAGACCAATATACAGATATTGATGATCCTATTGACATTTGTAATACAATGGTCCCGATTATAGCTGCAGAACCTTCAGCTGTTATGCGGGATCAAATGGTAAAAGAGTTAGCGCAATTTACGGGCATTAAAGAAAAGAATATTGATCGCGACGTAGAAAGAATTGTCAATGCTAAAGAAAAGGAAGTTGAGAGGCGTAAAGAGGAAATTATTGATAGGACAATAAGGGAGATAAGATTTTCTGGTGGAGACGCCGCATCGATGTTATATTCTGCTGCAGAGCAGATTAAAGATATAGAGGTCGCTAACAATGAAGATTCTTATTCTAAGGAATCTTTTTTAGATCGCCTTGACAATATTAAAATTACTCAAGAAACAAAATCTTCTTGGGACGACTGTTTTGTTCTTGGAAAACAATTTAAAGAATTTGAAAATAAGATGAAAGGTGAATGGAAAAAGGACGTTTTGATATTAGTTGGCGGGAGTCCGAATAGCGGCAAAACAACATTTTTGTCTAATTTATCATTAGATATAGCCATGAATAATGATGACGCGCTGGTAATTTTTCACACTATCGATGACACAATGGAACAATTTGTCCCCCGCTTAGTTACTGCTTTATATGGTGAACCAGATAGCGGCCTAACGATAAATAAAGTAAAGAATCCGAATTTGTATGATGATGTGGATGAGATCAAGGACAAGCGTGAAATAGGCTATAGACGATTAAAGGCTTTAGTAGAGCAAAATAAGTATGTTGTTAAAGATGCCAATGACGGTACTGGTTTTGCTTACATTGAATCATTGATTAAATATTACATTGATCGCTATCCAGATAAACAAATAGTTTACTTTTTAGATAATTTGCATAAAATTTATGGATTCGACAACAGTAAAGAAGAAAGAGTTAAGTGGCGGACTATTTCACAGAACATGAAGCGTCTTGCTACTAAATATCATATACCAGTTTTATGTTCTATTGAGTATCGGAAGCTACAGCATGGAGCTAGGCCTTCTAATAATGATATTTTGGAATCTGTTCAATTTGAATATGATGCCAATTTGATTTTACATTTATATAATGAATTGCATTCTTTACGAACAGATTCTGTTTTATACACACTGAGCGAAACGACAAGAAATCAAATTCCTATTGTTGAAGTCATTTTCGGCAAAAATAAGATTACAGATTTTAAAGATAGCTTATATTTTAATTTTTATACTGACCAAAATATATATGAACGGGTTGATAGAGATTTTGTATTTAGTTTAAAACGCAGTGTTGATAGCGATCAACAAAAAGGATGGCGTACAGGAGGCTATGCATAAATGAGGCTTACAATACAGGACCTAAAGGATTATACATTTTGCCCGCATTATTTTAAGTTCAACAATGGTCAATACTTCTATTCTATAGGAGTTGATAAGCATTATTATGAAAGTCTTGTGCGGACAGTTAAACAAATTTATGCTAGACAACTAGAGACAGAAAGAAAGGTCAGGTGGGATGAAGTTACAAATAAATGGAATAAATTCTTTTGGCAATCTAAAGACCCATCAAGTAAAGAACATAGAGTTCAAAGTAATAATGGCTTTTTATGCCTTAAGGATTATTATGATAAATACTTAGAAAGAAAAGAGTATGTTTTGGCCGTTAATTGCCCTTACCATCATTGGGCCGGGGACCATGTTGTTAGTGATTCAATCCCTGTGCTGTTGGCATCAGAAGATGAAGTTGTGTGTTTGTTGTTTGATCAGGATATAAATACTCAGATGCCGTTATACAGAAGCATAGAGGTACAAATGATTTCTGTTGTTCTTAAGGATCTTTTCCCCGACAAGAAGCTAAAGATAGTCAATAATTTTTACGGTAAAGGCCCAATGAAATTTACAGAATCTTATGTATATCCTACAGATGATTTTGTGGCTCAAAGTAAAATAATGGTCGATATAGTTATAAGAAATGTTGGTGCCGGCCTTACCTTTTCTAATATTTATGGCTGTAAATTTTGCCCAAGAAACAATATTTGTTTTGAATAAGGAGATGATATTATGAGTTTCAGTTTTGTCGATAAAAATGGTAAAATAAAGTATATATTAGATGATAATGGAGAAATAAGAGAAGTAGAGACTAATAAGATCATAAAAGACGCAGAAGAGGAAGATCAAGAAGAAAAAGACGAGCAAGAAAATACTGAAGAGGAGGTTTAAGATATGCCATCTATTATGCCACAACCAATGGGGATGTCAGTATTAGAGAATAAAATCCCTACATTACGTTGCGATAATTGCAAGAATGATTGGCTTGAGCAGATTATGGTTTCTAAGTACGATCAACATGCAATTGCTATCGGTTTAAAGAAGCCTAATATAGTAGACAAGCCGCAAATTTATCTATTTAGATGTATTAAATGCGGCACTATTCTTGAGCACCAAGTTCCATATACTGGGAACAATCATATACAAAAGCTATGGGAAGATGTTATGGAGACAATTGGCCGCAGGAATACAAAACCTGAAGCGTCAGCAAAAAAGGCTGCACCAAAGGCTAAAAAGCAAAATACAGCCAAGACACAAGAGAAGGAAAAGAATGAAGATAATTGATTCTTCTGTTTATCCATTGCAAAGTGACCAGTCTGTGTATCACTTGGCGACATTAGTTGATGGAGTTAGGGAATATGTAGCGTTTTTGCTGGATAATAAAGTATACATTGAAGAGATAACTGGAGGTAATTTAAAATATATCGACGATGATGATATCGCAAAGGAAGCAGAGGAGCTTTTATTAGATGCCGGCATATTGCATCCTATGAATATAGCTGCTAAAATAAAGAGATGGGAAGATACACAGAGGAAGAATTAGAAAAGATTAAACTTTATTTATCTAGCGGAGATTTTACTTATAGTGACATTGCTTCGTTACTTGGGAGGTCAACAGCTGGGATAAGGGCGTTATGTAGTAAGAAAGGTTGGACCGGCCTTGCAAAGCGTTTAGATTCAAAAGGCAATGTATCTTTGTATAATATTTTAAAAAAGATATTGCCATTTACAAGAATCGAAAAAGAATATCATATAGGGGAGAGGTTGAGACTTGATATATATATCCCGGATTATAAGATTGGTTGGGAAGTACAAGGCATCCAGCATTATAAATCAATACAATATTTTCACAAAGACGAAGATGCGTTTGATAAGCAAATTGCAAGAGATAGAAGAAAAAATCAATTATGTAAAAAACAAGGGATAATTTTAGTAAATATAGAACCTTCAGACATAACATATGATAATATTAAAAATATATTAAACGGAATATTGGAGGAGTACAGTGAAGATTGTTTGGAAGAAAGTGTTCGAGAGAATAGGATTGACGATAAGTCTTCAAGCAATTGGAAAGATATTGCGAAGGCTAACAGGAAGAAGTACATGAGAGGCTTTTATGAAAAAGCAAGGGAATATAGAAAAGAACAATATAGAAAGTGGAAGCATTCAAGAAATAAATAGAAGTGTAAGGTTTTTTTTAGATATTGCACCTAAAGCCCAAGGGCGTCCAAGAGCTGCTGTAATAAAAGGGAGGGCTGTTATTTACGATCCTCCAACTTCCCGGAAATACAAGCAGCTTGTAAGAGAGAAATTAGAGGAGGTGGCCCCGGAGGAGAAATTCTCCGGGGCCATAGCAGTTAACTTTGTTTTTCATATGCCCATACCAAAATATTTAAAAAACAAAGTTAAACACGGAGAGCCTCATTTAGTTAAGCCAGATTTGGACAATTTAATAAAAGCAGTAAAAGATGCATTGACTGGCACAATTATCGTAGACGATAAGGCAATTTATTGCTATAAAAAGGATACAAAAAAAATTTATAGCAATACACCTGGTATAGAGGTATTTGTCACAGAACTCACCAACTACTAAAATATACAGAAAAGGGGTGATCAAAATTTTAGATACTCAGATCTACACAAAAGAGCAATTACTCTCCCATAGAAAACTTGGCTATAAAACACTTAATGAGTTAATAGCCAATTATCAAAAAGATATTGCCAAAGGCATAGAACAAAGTCCATATCTTGACCAAATAATGATCCAGTTTCATGGATACATTGAAAAATATGTAGACATTTTACATTATAAAGGCGCGAATATTGATTATACAAACATGGACACTCGTAAATTTATCTCCTTATTTTCTGCCGAAGATGCAGCTGGTACAACTTTAAAAGCTAAAAGAGCGCAGCTTGTCAGGTTAACTGAATCATTGTCTGATGTTGATATATATAATGAGTTGGTTGCTATATTTATAAAAATCATTCAAAGATACGACAGTAGTAAAAATGTTAATGCACAAGGTTTTGTAATTACACAATTTAGATGGCGAGTTAAAGATTGGGTGCTTCGACTAAAGAGGCACGTTAACCACCTTGATGTCGATATTGATACCGCAGAATACAACCCAGAGTTTTTTCATATATTTGCTAAAAGTGATAAAGCAGTGCAAGGTGACGCTTCTTTAATAAGCGATCTAAATATTAGATGGCTAGATGACCCAGGCAATGAAGCTTTTAAAAAATTATCTAGATATCATCGTTATTTATTATTTCTTCGGTATGGCGAAGATATGCCAATGACAGATATTGCAAAGTTTTTTGGTAAAAATAAAGATACGGTTTTCAAACATATAAAAACTGCACTTAATTCAATACGTAAATCTATTGGGGAGGAGCGATGATGTCTGACGATAATATCTTTTTTGATGATATAGCTGGACAAGAAACAGCAATTAAACATTTAAAAAAGATAGTTGATTGGATAGAACATAGAGAATTGTACGATTATTGGGGCGTCAAAGTATCTAAAGGGTTTTTGATGACAGGTCCGCCTGGTGTCGGTAAAACAGCTTGTGCTAAGGCTTTAGCGAATGAAAGCAAGGGGTATTTTTTTGAACTAAAATTACAAGATGTATTGTCTAAGTGGGTCGATCAAAATATTGAAAATCTTAAAGAATTCTTTGAAGAAGTAGAGGAGAAGGCAGAGGATGATGTTGTAATTGTTTTTATTGACGAAATAGATTCAATGATCCCAGAAAGAACAATTAGTATTACTGATGGAGATAAAAAGCGCGTTAATACAATCCTGCAATGGCTTTCTAAGGAAGATGATATAAGTAAAAATATTATCGTCATAGGCGCTACCAATTATCTAGAAGGGGTTGATTCTGCTGCAAAAAGAGCGAAAAGATTTTCTACAATCATTAAGTTCAATCACTTAAAACCAAAAGATTTAATAGATATTTTTAAAATTAATATACGTAAAGCAGAAAAAGAAGCCAACAGAAAGTTGTTTGGCAATATTAATTTTAATAAGCTAGAGATAGCTTTAAAGGATCAAGGTGCAACTTTTAATGGAGCAGATGCTGCAGAAATTATTAGAATCACATTAGAAAATAAAGTAGCAGAACATATTAAAAGAATTTCGCGCTCAGGCTTAAGTAAGGAAAAATGTTGCCCTCCTAAAGTTAGAACATCTGAAATTCTACATACTATTAAGACTTATTTTGAAGAAAACAGAGGAGGGGAAAAGCAAAAGGATAAAGATTTCCTTGGGTTTGCTCCTCCACCTAGAAAGGAGAAGATAATGAATGGCTAGAAAAAAGGCGGCTAAAAAGGCAAAGGTTAAGGATGATATTAATAAAATTGCAGAATATTGCATTAATGGTGGGCTAAAACCAAAAACAATAAATCAAAATAAATATTACAAGAGCATGGCCAAAAATACATTAACTTTTGCCTTGGGAGTAGCTGGCAGTGGCAAAACTGCTTTAGCTGTTGATTTTGCTGTAAAAGCAGTAATGGCAGGAGAACATGATGGCATTATTATTACAAGGCCAGTAGTAGAAGCTGGTGAAAAATTAGGGTTCTTGCCAGGAACACTTGAAAAGAAAGTTGAACCATATATGAGGCCTATCAAGGACGCGTTGCTAGATATTTTAGGTCCTAGAATTGCTTATGATTGGATTTTTCAGCATGTAGAAGTCGCTCCTTTAGCTTATATGAGAGGAAGGACATTAAAAAACAAAGTTATTATCTTAGATGAGGCGCAAAGTTGTTCAAGAGAACAATTAATTATGTTTCTAACTAGAATAGGAGATAATTCAAAAGTAATCATAACTGCCGACCCAGATCAAATTGATTTAAAGTATAAAGAGAATAGTGGCCTAAGTGAAGTTGTTAATACCTTAAAAGGTAAAGAGGAAGTCGGGGTTGTATATTTAACTGATGCCGATGTTCAGCGTAGTAAAATAGTAAAAATAGTTTTAGATGCTATTCATGAAAACTTTAAAGCTTTAGCATAGCTAATATAGTTGGAGGTACTATATGAAAACATTTATAAAGGTAGAACTTGTTAAAATAGATTATGCCGGTAATTTCATTCTTGATGTTAAAAAAGATTTTACTTCTTTAGGACCTAAAAGCTCTAATAAATATAATTAATATTTTCTCTATACTATATCTTAGATAAGCTCTTTGAGCTATCTTAGGCAGCCCATGGGGCGTCTTTAAATTAATTTAATACTATCCATAGGAGGTATTAGATTATGCTTATGACAAAGAAGGACAGAGCTTTAGCAGCAAGAGACAACATTTTTCATTACTTTTGGACCGAATTCGATAAGACATTTAATGAATTTTCAAAGTTGACTGGAGATTTTACAATCACACCATTCGGGAAATCAAGCACACCTAAATTAAATGCTTATGAGCTAGATAACAAATATTATCTTGATTTTTATGTCCCGATGGCTACTAAGGATGATGTTAAAGTAGAAATTAAAGATAGAACCTTAAAAGTCGAGGTTAAGTCTACTAACGACGAAAAAGTAAGCAATGACAAATATTTTTATCGTGAGGTTTCTAGATCTGCCAGTACACGTTATGTTGGTCTTGGGGATGATATTGACCTCGACTCTATTTCTGCAGAATTGAAAGATGGTGTTTTGAAAATTAGCTTCGATAAAATTTCTAATAATAAAGAAGAAAGTAAAGTAGTTACAGTCAAATAATATTTAGGAGGCTTATATATAATGGCAGGCACTTTTAGTACATATCTAGAACAGCAGCTTTTAAATTTAGTTTTCCGCAATACTGCTTATGGGCCTTTAGCAACTACGTATGTTGCTTTGGCCGATGCTTCAGGTCAAAGTGCTGCTGTAGACAGTTCGGACGGCGATGATATTACGACCACATATGAAATTTCTGTTTTAGGTGGCGGCAACTATGCTCGTCAAGCAGTAGCATCAACTGACTGGAGCGCTCCAGCAGCAGGTACAGGAAATTTTTCTGAAATTTCTAACAATGTTGAAATTCAATTCCCTCAAGCAAGCTCTGACTGGGGCACTATCACACATTTTGCTATATATGATGCCCTTACTGCTGGCAACTTGTTGTGTTGGGGTGATTTATCAACAACTAAAACAATCAATACCAATGACATTGCATCATTTGGCGTTGGTCAACTAAAAATTAGTTTGGACTAATTATATGGCAGCGAATCCATGAGAAAAGGCCAGAAGTTTCTGGCCTTTTCTTTCTGTTTTTATAATTCCTTATAATATAAAGAAGAATGTGAATATACAATATTTAGGAGGTTTTAGAAATGGCTTTAGTTTTAGCAGATGTTGGCGCAGATGCCCTTTTGAATATTATTTTCAATAATGTAAGAGCAGCTGGCGGGAACGATTTTACCTTAAAGTTATTTACTACAAATATTACCCCGGCAGATACCGATACCGCTGCAACCTATAGTGGCAGTGAAGCTTCTGGTGGCGGTTATGCCGCACAGACTTTAACAAATGGCTCTTGGACTATTACTGCTGCTAATGATCCTTCTGATGCTGTACATCCTCAAGTAACATTTACATTTACAGGTCCTTTAACTGGGAATGCAACTATTTATGGCTATTGGGTTGAGGATGCAGACGGGACACTGTTATGGGCAGAGCAGCTTTCAACTCCATTTACTCCGGCCAATAATGGAGATCAGCTGAAGATTACTCCAGTTTTCCAGATGTCTAAAGGAACCCCGACCTAATTTGGTTAACGTTAAAGAAGTAAAGCTTGGCCACATTAAGTTTGCTTATAGGCCGCCTTCTATTTTAGACGGCGGCCTTATTTTTGGAGGTTATTATGGTTATTTTACCAGATGAAGGCAGGGCAGCTAGAAATAATGACTTATTTAAAAAAACTCACATTGATGCAGATTTAGAGTTGGGTCTGTTTACTAATGATCCATCAACCTTATCCACATCTACAGTTTATACAGACCTAACTGCGCCTGTCGGCACTGGATATAGTGCCATTACATTGGCTGATGCTAGTGCAGCTGTAGATTCATATGGTGTTGTTACGTGGGGAACGCAAACATTCACGGTAGGTACAGGCGGATGGGATAAAGATATTCAAGGTTATTATATAGCATGCTCTATATCAGGCGTTAAAAAGATTCTTGTAATTTATGTACGAGATGATGGCCCAGTAACTTCTACGGAAGGTAGAAGCATTGATATCATCGCCAAATTATATTAAAAATATTAAATCGTTATGGCTAAAAATATAGTACCAGCAATAAGTAATGTCCTCATTAACTTTGATGGCACATCTGTATCTTTTTCTGAAAATGGATTGCGATTTGACTTAGAAGGTAGTGCCTGTGGGCTTTTGGACCAAGATCTAAGTGGTACTTATCCTGACAATCCTGCTTTTGCAACAACTTGTAAATTATCAACTGGTATTGGTTGTGATGGAAAATGGGCATACCTTGAGAAAGATCTTTCTATATTAACCGTTAAACCATCTGTCATAAAATTAACATATGCATCCCCGGAAATTGTTGGTTCTACACCAACGGATTACGGAGATTATGGTGGCACTGGGTTTATAATTAGCAATGGAAGTATGCAAATTTTTATTAAATTTATAAACAATTCGAATGCTCCAATCCAGTATATGAAAAATAATGGTACCTGGGGAGTTATTACAGATGATAATAATATGTCAACTTGGTGGAATAATCGCCAGTTAGACCAGTATTGGGAATTTGATCTTTCAGCTTCTAGTGGCCCATACGCCGGGATTGTTGGATGTATAATTGATGGTGTACAACGTATCGCTAGCCCAATAGCAGATTCATTATGCCCCGCTACTATTCCTGCAGGTATTAGAGTTTTTGCTGACAGAGGTACAAATGCAACAGTTTACACTACAGCAAGTATTGGCAAATTAATATTAAGTGCTCCTGGGGCATCATATACATATTGCGATGGCATAGCTGGACAAGCAAATGATTTTACGCAGAGTGGCAATGGTACTGTTACTGACGATGTCCAAGAAGAAAATAGGACATGTTTAAAATTAGATAGCGGGGCTGTCGGAGACAGTATAGAAATTTCTAGACAAATAGCTGGAACATTCCGTGGGATTTCTGATTTTTGGACACGCATAGAAGCTAAAATGCTTGTAGGTGCGTTTAATGATGGAGATACTTTAGAGGTTACATTATCTAATGGTTTAGCAGAGTTTAGTATTGAATTTGCTACAGATGGTATTTACGCCCTTAAGTCAGATCGTACTAAGCTGAAAGTATATGATTCTCCACCAGTGTCTTCTTTTAATGACTGGTATATACATTGGTGCCCAGGAGAGTTATCTGCGGATGGATGTGGTATACGCGGGATATATTTAGGGGATAAAAAAATAGTTTCAGGTATAGCATCTTCTGTAGCAGGACGTAACGAAAGTGATTGGATATATACGCCTGAAGTAGACTATGATGGGACTATATCTCTTGCAGCTGCTGGTTGGACAGAAGGAGGTACAGCAACAGCAGTTACTAGAACTCCAAATGTTTCATTTGATGGTACAAATTGTCTTAAATATTCTATTAGTCCATCTAATACTGGTTATATTTTAGATAAAATTTTACCAGCCAATAGGGCAGTTAACCAAAAAAGAATCAAGTGGGAAGCCAGATACCAGTTTGTTAACCATTCCTTCACATCTGCTGATCGTTGTGCTTTGCAGTGGAATAATGGTGCTTATTGGCATACAATAATGGACAATAGGCGTACTCTTAGTCCAGCCTGGAGGTATGCAGACGATTATGCTGACGGAGGATATGGGCAGTGGAGATTTTACGACGGTAAAAAGAGTTATTTTTTTGAACTCCCTGGGTCTATCACTACCTTGAATATTGGATGGATTCATGAATCTGTCATATTTGACAATGAAAATAAATTTATATTATCTTACAGTATAAATGGATATGAATATTTAAAAGGTCCGCTCCCTTATGACAGCCCTCCTGTAGACAATACTAATACATTACGTACATTATTTTACGGCGATTCAGGTAGTGGCTATGATCTTTATATTGATTTCATAAAATTATCGTATGGGAATACAGCCCCTTCAGGATATGGAACAGCTCTATCTGATGGGTTTGTAAAAATAACATTAAAAGGTAATACTGCAAATAGGCAAGTATTTTTTGATAAACTTTATTTTGGCCGTGACGGTAACCTTTTTTTGCCAACGCCTGCAATATATACTGAAGAAAACGATACATCTTACTTTGACGTTTTATCACAAGGTAGGATGGAATGTGACGCTCAAGATCCGGCATGGACCGAATTATATAAAATTGGTAACCCAACTTTTTCAGTAGACGCGGATCCAGATGATCGTACTTATGTAGAAGAATATAGCGTCTACGGAGATTATAGATCATATGTAGGTCAAAAAGTTTTAAGAGTAGACTTATGGAATAATGACTATCCATTATTTTATATAGATGGTCATTTTAGTGATTTATCGGAAAGAAATATTACAGACGGGTCTGCTGTTTTAGGCGGCTATACGGTCCCATATCTTGTAGCTGCCAAGGAAACTGGCACGGACTTTCCTTTTGATGAAAATGAAGGCTATTGGATTAATACTGACACAGCCTGCACTCTCCTATTATCTAATTTTAAATTCGACCAAGGGTCTCCAACAAACTATTTAACGGTAACAGATGGTGTTGAACTAGATGCCACTTGGGATTCTTCTGGTTCGTATGGTGTTTATACCAAAACAGACAACGATACTTTGTCTGCTGACAATTCTACTGGATGGTGTCATTTTGTTGTTGGAGATAATGGAACAACAGATTCAAAAATTAATTATGACAAAACTTTTGGGGACTTATCAACTGCTACATATGTAAGAATACGTACAACTATACATTTAATAAGCCTTGGTGATATTTATGCCGGTGATTTCTTTGTCACATGTGGCAATGGTAACTTTGTGTTCTATTTATGGTTAATAGATCCTGGTACTGGTCCAGAAGTTGGCTTCTACGACAATAGTGTCGGATATAAAAAAGTAGCAAGTTTAAGTTACAATAAAACATATACTTTAGAATTTATCATTGATGCACAAAGTGGCTCTGAGGAAGTACTAGAATTTTGGATGGATGAACATGATGGCAATTCGTTGCAGCTAAAAGCTTACAACTTAGGGACACCTCGTCTTGCTACATTCATGGATGATAGAGTTTTAGTTGTAGCTAAATCGGGCACTGGTGTTACGACAAACGAACTGTACTTCAAAGACTTAGTTATTGATCAAATAACAACAGCTTTGGCATCCAATTCTAAAGGAATATTACGTAAAAATATTGGTCAAATTTCTACATCTGCAGATAGAATATATTTTGATATTATTTTTAGAATGAAAGGCTACGGTAATGCCTTATTAATACCGATAGCGTTTAGTGCTACACATGGTGTATTATTGCAATTTACTGAAGCTAATGGCGGCACACTTTATTACACAAATAGTGCTGGTAGTACAGTAGAATTAGCATCTAATCTTGGGTTTGATACAAGTCCACATAGAATTAGAGGCAGCTTAGACCCTACTGCTATCTCGGGTGGAGCAGGTATTACATATCTTATTATTGACGAAGATGAAAATAAAGAGTTCTCATCTATATCCGATTCTGTGGATACAACATATGGAGCCTATGGTGCAGAGGGTGATGTCCAGATTAGAATGCAAGCTTGGAATGTAACTCCATGTCATTGTGAGATTTTACAGTTTGCATTTGATGATAAGCCATATAGAGAACTGGCCATAAAACGTAATATTGGTACTTTTTCAGACAAAGGTCTTTTAAATTACATTCATTCTATTAGACACAGACCTAATTATGGTAGTGGTCTAACAAAATTGATCTTCTCTAATGGCGCAACTAATACTGAACTTGTCATGACATCAGCTTATCATCCTCCAATTTCTAGAGCAGAAAAGTATAATGAATCTTCAACTTACTATTTAGATAATGAAGGCGTGAGGCATCCTGTTGCTTCTTTGCAGTCTGGTGGATATTCTCGTCATGGGCTTGGTATATTTGATTTATCATGTCATACGCCTGAAGGTCCTGGCATAGTGGGGTTTTATGGGCACCCTGCTATAGCACCAGATGATTTTTTCTTATACAAAACTTCTCGGAGAATTAATTACGAAGGTTTTGAGGACGGCGATGTTGTTCTAATCTTTAGGGCATATTTAGGATATCCGACTTCGCCTTACCATCAAACATATTTTGACTTTTTGCGCCTTGGTGAGACCTTATCAAGTTCTTTGACTCTAGAAAATAAAATGGACTTATTAGGTGGCTATGACTATAGCCAAACCATGTTAGCTACAGACGAAATTATTAATGTAAAAATTGATTTAGGTTTCACAATAGAAGGATCTTCTTCTATTGAATTAGACTCTCCTGACTATTTGATGTATACTGGGTTAGATCCAAATGAAGATATAGGATATACTTTTCAATCATCTGTTTTACAAACGCCGTATTATAGTGTTGCATTTTGTCCTAATGCAGCTGATAATCAAAATATACGTTTTGGGCTATTTTTCTATAATGATATAAATAATCCATGGATTACTGATGCTCAATTTGGATGGGCGGCTAAAGGATATCATATTAGTGTTGATGGGAATCCTGATGGAGGAGGTATTGGTGGTAGTTTGTTTAAGCCAGCTGGTACCGACTTACCATATCATAAACCACTTTTCAAATATCCTCCGCCATTTAATAAAGATTATGTTGATACTTTAGGGGTAATTTCTGCGAATGCTTCTACTAATGATAAATTTTTATCAGGCGTCAGTTCTTATTTTGTTAATAATGATAACTGGATAAGTGGAATGGGAGCAAGTCCTAATTATGGTCTTATGCCTGCTGTATCATTTAATGGCAAAATTTATGTTGGATCATACTGGGGGTTTTCCAATGTAAGCATAGGCACAAGATATACTGTAGATTCTTATTATGTAGTAGGTAGTCTGACATATGCCGGACCTATTCCGTTTCAGATCACTTCCAATGTAGAATCGCCACCATCTGAATATAATACAAGACTTTATTATTTAGATCCTGATGATCCAAATAAATTAATGCGTCAAAGAAGAGGGCGTTTTAGGATTGCTGAGGCTTTTGCCACTGAAGAAGTCTTATCTTTAAGATTATACGATATTTACCAATGGAAAGCGGCTGTTACCCTTGAAGATATTCCTTATATCTTGTATCGAGATGTTTATAATGCTAAGTTAATGTTATCGAAGAATTTAGAGTCTATTGTGATATGTGATACTCCAACTCAATATTTTACTATTGTAGCAGATAGGACAAGAGCTGCTGCGTTATATATCTTTTATGTTGACAATAGCGATGGACATTTAAAGTATAAAACTTATAGGGCAAAAGCTTTTGAGCCTATTAACGAAAAATACCTATCGAATGCTACTATTTTGAAGAAAAACATAGATATAGCTGGCAATTCTTTACAAGCACCAATGTCTGTTAATACTGGTGAAATTATTCTGTCATACATAACATCTACTGGCGAAGCAAGAGCATTGCCATTTACTTTTAAGATGACAAAGCATTTGTCTGACCCAGAATCTTGGCTATGCTGGACTGCTGGTGGCGTTGAGTGGGAACCATTTTGGAATGGTTTTATTGCAGAAAATTATTTTAATTCACGTAAGGTCATGATTGGTCATAATGAAAGAAGGACTCCAGAAGTTGTTTCTGTGCCAAAGCAAGGAGAGCCAGTAGAAGACAATAGTTTTATTTTACCATATGGTCCTTATTTCGATTCGCATAACAAAGCTTCTGGCACATTATCTAGTGACAAATATATATATGTTGCAGCAGGTGGCAGAGAACTTGCTGGTGTTATAGAATATGGATATAGCGAGAATGTTAAAGAAAATGTTTTTGCATATCGTTCTGCATATCCCATAAATGATCCCAACTTTGACGTTACAAATTTTATTGATATCACTGGTAACTTAAATAATGTACACCAGTTTTTAGTTGGGAGAGGCTATAAAGCCTTGCATCCAACCCACGATAATGCCATAGCTATGTTTTTTGCATACTCTTATCACTATGGAGTTACGGAATATATTCCTGGCCAAGGATGGAAAACAGGACAAGAATTACTAAGCACAGAATATTCTGAGGGCGATGCTATAGGAGACAATAGTAGAGGTAATGCTGGTAATATTTACCTCTTAGATATAAAGCCATATAACAATAATGGGACATTAGAGTTTCATGTTTTTTGGACGTGCAGGAGATTTGTTCAAAGCCAAGACGAAAATGGAGTATGGGTTTATGATGTTGAATTAGGACGTTCACATGCTGAAATTCTTTATACAAAATTAATACCTAATGGAGATGGCACATATAACGCTTATAAATCAGATGATACTCCTCAATCACTGACTGTTTATGCTCCTGATGCTGAAGTTGTATGGAGATCTCCAGGATTTCCTTATAACACTGACTGTATCCCTAGGGCATATGGTTATGCAACTATTATGGACAATGGCAAGCCAGCTGTTGCAGTATGGCAACAGAAGTTTGCAGAAGCGGCAAGTAGTACTGCTAGATGGGTAAGTAATGATTCTGTATTTTATTACTTAGATGACAACGGTGTATGGCAAGAAAGAATTATTAATACTAATCTTTTTGAACTTACTGGATTAGCATACAACCCAGAAACAAAAGGGATGATAGTAGTAGGCACCAGAGAAGAAAACGGTTGGTTAATTCCTGTTTTCCAAAAATCAACAGATAATGGGGTTACTTGGTCTAGTATGCAGGCCGCTCCTATTAATTATTATGATGATGAAGGAAATAGAATGCATGTAACAGACTTTAGAGTTGCTGGTTGGTATGGTAAATATTTTAATGTTGTATGGACTTTAAATTATAATAAACCAATTCAGAGCTCTTCAAGTATTGGTGAAGTACACCACGGATATATGTACTTTGATGATCTTGGTGTAAAAATTATTAATTTAAAAACAACATGGAGGCATACATTTAGACATGTTGCTAGAGGTAAGAGTTAAGGAGGTGTCAGATGTCTAGAATCTATAAAAAAGGAACTGGCTTTGAGTTTTGGGTTAAACTATTAAACCCAACTACTGGGAAGTATGCCACTGGATCAGAGTTAAATTTTGCAGTTGGTGACTTTAAAATTATAGGCAAAAATAAAGGTAGTGCCGCATCTGCTAGAACAGACTTAGCTACTATGCCTGTTGAAACTCCATCAGGCAGTGGCGATGTATTGATCACAGTAACAGATGCAGAAGCTAACTATGACTCTTTATTAATAACTTTCCAGCATCAGGCTGCTGTATTAGATGATAACAGCTGGGACTGTTATGATGGGTCGAATCTTGGATTGTCTACATTTGATGCCTCTACTGATACTGTACAAATTGATCCAGCTATTACAGCTGATATAGACTTTTTAGTACAAATAATGAAGAATAAAAAAGAAGTTCGCAAAGAAGGCTCTACGTGGTATTTATGCGTAAGAGATAGCGGAGATACATCTGACATATTAAAAAAAGCACTTAAAGATTCTTCTGGTAATGATATTTCTGATCTATTGGCAGGTCAATTAGCACAAGAGCTCGGGACTTCTGTATAATTTATTATTATGATTCTACGTATAGGACAGGGTTTAACTGGCTCAGCAAGTAAAGAAATCGCTTTTGGCTTAGGTTCGTCTGATCGCCGATCTTATATTTATGTTTCTTCAGGCGGAGCTTTAGCAGGTGGTTTTGCAATTGCTAGCACAGATAATGCTTACCTTTCAACTGGTGGGTGCATTGTTAGTGGTAGTGTTAATATTACTTATTCTAATATTATTACCTCGTCTGCTGGAGCTATTTTAGGTGGCTCATCTACCCAGCTATTTAACGTAGATTTTATTTCGTCGTCTGGTGTTATAGCTGGAGGTTCGTCGAATGTAGAATATCAAGGTACATTTACCTTTATATCTTCTGGCGGAGCTGTTGTATCTGGTGATGCAACTATTAGCAACACTACATCTGTCATATATAATGCAACTGGTGGCGTTATATGTGGCGGCGAAGCATTAATTAATATTTCTAGTAGTGTTTCATATCAATCTAGTGGTGGTGCTATAGTTGGCGGAACAGTTCCATATATATCCTTAATAGATTATCAATTAAGCGGTGGTAGCATTATTGGCGGCGAAATACAAGTCGTAGCTATAAAAAATGATACTGCCAATAATGGCTGTATTGTTGGAGGTCAAGCGTTAATAAGCTCCTCTGGATCTATTGACTTTATAACAGAAGGCGGAGCTGTTATTGGCGGTAATGCAGCTGTTGTTACGCCGAATATATTTGAATATACTACAAATGGTGGGTTAGTAGCTGGAGGTGGCAGTACTACAAATATTAGTCATATTTTTGAATTTACTGCTACAGCTGGTGGCATAATTGGTGGAACCTTATTGCAAAATAATATATTCACCTATAACATGTCTGGAGGTAGTATTTGTAATGGCAATGTTGCCACATCCAAAGACATATACTTAGAAGGTAACATATTAAGCTCATCTAAAGTAGAAGGCCTAACTGGATCTAAGTATATTCTACGTGGGTTATCTTCAAGGCATTTTAGAATATATAATAATAGATATAGACCCCTTCCTATAAGGCAGCGATTAAGAAAAAAGGGGTTTTCACGTGCAGCTATACGCAGAAGCATAAAATTATAATATAAGTTGATTACCTTTTTTATATAGGAGAATAATTATGCAGATTATCTGCAAGGTAGGCAACCGGCGCAAGCC